ACAGGAAGACAACATAAATTATAGGATTCTATATGTTTTTCTATGATTTTATAAGTTTGTCAAATCGGTGTCATAGAACAGGTTCAGTTCTCCTGTCGTTTGTACATCTTCATCCTATTTGCCTTCGTCACGGGCGATATATAATCTAAAATTGTTCATATAAGTTTTCTTTTTATAAGAATGTTTTCTACTTCCATCCAATCAACAAACGGTCTGTTTGACAGGTTTACATCATATTTCAACGGACATCCCAATGCCGCATCGTCAATATATATGTGACAATAAGGTTTGGGTGATAGTGTCCATGTATGCTGTTCAGGATTCTCGTTTATACCGAACAGGGGTACGTTATTGTCCATAAACCATTTTACAGCTTCCGACAAATATTTTCCTCCCTGTTTGTGTATGTTGTAATCATCGGAAGTAACATCATCAATATCACTTCTCATGGTGAACAGGATAAGTTTGTGTCCGTTTTCAACCAATTTTTTCAATACAGGCACGGCACCTATGTCCTTGCCGATTTTAGGAAAGTCGTGTGTCACGACTGTTCCGTCAAAGTCAATTCCTATAATAGCCATAATTTTATGTTCATATCTTATTTGATTTACTCTAATTCAATTATAGCCTTCTTTAAATTAACAAATAAAGGTATTGCTGACATGCCCCCATTGCAATCCAACTGTCTTAAAGAGGGGACAACCTCTCCGTTATCATCAATATCATAATCTGCAATATAGGCTAACTTCTTCGCTTCTGGGACTAATATCCTTTCATGAGCCATGACCGTTATACAGACCTTGCTTCCAACAGGAAATCCTTGGTTGGATTCAATGTATTCCTTTTCCAACTGCTCCTTTTCTCCATTCAATTCTTTTAGCTTTAAATCAATGGCGTATCTTTTGCTTAAAAATTCTTCCTTATTCATTTTTTGTCATTCTAATTGATTCTAACATATTTACCTGCTATATCACAGTTTTGTAATATTTCCGCGTTGTTTTCACCAAAAGCGATGAGAATACTGCCACAGCCAGGAGAATCTCCACGAGTTCCGTCTGGACGAAAGAATCTGATTCGGTTACGCAAGAATTTCATTGCGGTTGCCTTCTCAAATATCACATCCTGAAACATCTTTGAATCGCATCGATTGAAAAGTAAAGCAATGCCGTTTCCATGTTCTGCCATCCGTTTAACAAAACATTCTATAAGAGGACGGGAATAAGGTGGGTTCAACCAAACACGTCCTTTCCATTCCTGTTTTAATCCATCGTCATTTTTGTTGTACATGACACTTGCTGTTTTATAGAGGGGGGGCTACCGGGGCACATGGGTCTAAATCAAATTCACCTAATGCGTCTATAATTTCTTTCGGTGTGTACCATTCATCGGTACTATTAGACGATCTTTCAAAAGTTGTATTCATTTCTTTTATGTTTTGAGTGTTATTTATTTCTCTTTTAACGAAACATTTCTATTACCACTTTATTTTCCGAGTTTCCATCATCAGGATGTACATCAGTAAAATCAATGACAGAAAAATCATATAGATCAGGAATGTATTCAGTTTGATAATCTCCTGTATTCATTACGATATTTATTTCAGCATCCTTATTGACAACTAACATTAGTTCGTCAATCATGTCTTGGACAGTAATTATTCTTTTCATTTTTATATCAATTTTAATGTTTCCTGTAAACCTGCTTCAAGTGTTTCTTCGTAGGTATCCCATTTTCCTCCGTCATTTGTTCCTTCGTAAACAGAACTAGTTATATGAGTTCCATTGTCAGCTTTAGATATTTCGTATCCATAGCCACAAGCACAGTTATATACACATATATGAATATTTTTGGTTTCACGTAACCACTTTTGGGCAACGGATTGCGGAGGAAATTCTATATCTGTAAACATCCCTTTCTCTCTTAGCAGCTTCGCTGTTTCTAATGTTACAAGTTCTTCGGTCATAATTTTATTCTCCTTTTAATTTCTTTATTAGCGCATCAGTGAAACCAAGGCTCCATTCTGCTTTCATATTTAATCGAAATACATTACTTTCTTACCTATACATACTTTGAAACTTGAAAGACATTCGCTATGTTGTGTGATATGGTTAGGATTATATTTGTTAACAAAACATCCAGTACGTTTATGGTATCTGACACAAGCATTTTCAGGAGATTTAGCCAATATTTCTTTCTCATCGCTAAAACTAAAAAATAAACTATCTCTATATGATACCTTATACCACTTTACTTGGCTTCTTATCTTTTTAAAATACTTTGCTTTCATTATTCCTCCTTTATTTTAAAGTGTTCAATCAGTTCATTTACGGTAGCCTTGTGATAACGTCCTGAAATAATGGTTGCATTATCCCAATTTTCATCCCAAAAGAACATAATGCCTTTTGGCTCTGTGAAATAATGATCGTTACCAATAGAATCGCCATAAGAAACGCTAAGAATGGAATCTGCTATAAACCACTGCATGTAGTTACTATCATCCCTTAATGCAGCTATAGCCAAGAAAAGTTCCTCATTCGTTCCGCAATCAACACTTCCATATTTTTTCAAAGGATGCCCATTTCTTATCACATGATTCTTTTGGGATAGTAAAAAGAATATTCCATTATGACACATAATAAAATCATACTTATTATCATCATCTGCATAATATTTAGGCTTACCATGTGAATACCCCAATTCTTCCAGCCCTCTCCGAAGTTCCTGTGTATTTTTGCGTATAAAACACGGTGTTGTAAATCCCATAATTATTCCTCCTTATCTATCTTAATATCCGTTACTTTCCCACGACTGACAAAGCACTGGTCCATGTTTGGGTTTTCATAAGCTATATCGCAAATGATTTCTGAACTATCATCACACTCATTTTGTAATGAGCACTCATCACATATTCCAACGCACAATTCATGCAACACTCCGTCTATTATTATTCCGTTATTTACTTTCATAATCAAATACAATTTCTCATATACGTTTTCCTATCAATCATACCGTTTTCTGATTCTTCTACCAAGTCAAAGAATGTATTAGCATAACAAACATGCTCGTCTATCATTATACATATCCCATCAGACGGATAATATTCACATGAAACATTATCATCCCAATCTATATGTTTTTGTGCTTCTTTGGCTATATCATCACAAGCAATCATATACTCTATGTATTTATTATATGCTTTTCTTATTTTGTCAAATATATTTCCTTTCATGGTTTTCATCTATACACCCATCATCTTTTATCCATTAATTGCTTCATTTAACTTTTCCTCAAACTCCGCAATGATACAATCTGCATCACCGCCATGTACCCAATTGTCCAATACAGACGAAAGAACTTCAACTGCCTTTCTAGATGTTTCGTCAACTGCCATATTGATCGCTTGATTCACTTCCTCTAACGTAAACATACTCATAATTATTCCTCCTTCTTTTTAAGGCTTATATCAATTGACAACCTATCGACAATTTCCTCCTTAATTATCTCCCTACACAAATTTCTTATCATTAAGAAATCACCGTTTTTCTTTATCTCGTCAGAAACCATACAACGAATCCACCTCTCTATATTAACATCGTCCCCATAGGTGTTATGGAAGATACGTTTAACTTCCTCTTTCACGATTGAAACTATTATATCCTTTATATCCTCTTTAGTCAACTTTAGTTCGTTATGGATATAGTTCTTTACTTCTCTGTATCTATATTTGCTCATAATCAATTCCTCATTTTAAAACATTCAACAACTCTTTAGCTCTCTTATAGGTGTCAAAGCCCTTTACATTCACCCATTCGTATGAAATACGTTTGTCTTTTCTGACTTGTACCCAATATATTATTATGGGAATACAACCGTTGTACCCTTCTCCTCGTATGATTCTGTACCTTTCCATATTAGTCCCCTTTCTCTTTAATTCGTTCAAGTACATCCCTGTTAGCTTCGAGTATATCATCGAAAGACGGGATGGGCATCCAATAGATGGGTTTACTATTATGGCATACCCACTTCCCGTTCATTACAAAAGCTACTTCGTAATAATATCTGCCCTCGTAATTAGTCCCAACCAAAACACTTTCTAACTCTTCTGGCAACCGTTCCTTAACGCTTATCCAAGGCGATTGCTTGGACTGCCATTCGGCACCTTGTCTGAATGCCTCTTTAACTAATCTCATTTCTAAGCTATCATCGTAATGGCATTCATAACAATCTTCTGCCGCTTCCCGTGCCACTTCTTCTACTGTCTGTTTCATATATTCCTTTATCATAATTCGTCAAACTCTTTTTGTAATTCTTTTATCTTACTATCCAAAGCATACATATAGCACTGAAAGAAATTCTTACCAAAAATTTCTTCCTTTAATGGTACATCATTGTGCATCCTGTTGTATGTAAATATCAATCCACCACCATATTTTATGTTAGATTTTTCAAGTGCTATCTTATGATTTTTGTATTCCTCTATTTTATTGTTTATTTCTATTGCTCTTATAAATTTATCTTTATCCATATCTTTCCTTTCCACCTATCCTAGCAGCATATACATTACTACTAGGAATAGGTAATAAATTGTTGTTTTACTCATTGCTCATTTGTTTTGAACCATTTTCCTGATGTCAGGTAAATGGTAATTATTACCAATTAAATTCTAATTGTATTATCATCAAGCTATTAATCAACCTCTATAATCTGATATCTCCCTTTTTTGATGTAAATCTTATGGTTGTAATAATCCTTGATTACTGCATATCCAGACTGGGGCCTAATATTACCTGTTAAATCTTCAACATAAGAATTTTCGCAGGCTTCCACTGTTGCGCTGTCGTAGGCTTCCACTGTTGCGCTGCCGTAGGCTTTCACTGTTGCGCTGCCGTAGGCTTTCACTGTTGCGCTGTCGTAGGCTTCCACTGTTGCGCTGCCGTAGGCTTCCACTGTTGCGCTGCCGTAGGCTTTCACTGTTGCGCTGCCGTAGGCTTTCACTGTTGCGCTGCCGTAGGCTTCCACTGTTGCGCTGTCGTAGGCTTCCACTGTTGCGCTGCCGCAGGCTTCCACTGTTGCGCTGTCGTAGGCTTCCACTGTTGCGCTGCCGCAGGCAAAAGATGTTGTTGTTACCTCATGGTATTTTTGTGTATAGATACCAGCTTCCGCTAGATCTTCTTCATCAAAATTGTCTTCTAAATATTCTGCATCTACTATTCTTGCTGTTCGTAACACCCAAGACCAGTTATCAGTAATAGCCTTAAGTATATCAGCCTTGCATTGACTCCTTAATCCCATCGCATAACCTATTTGACAGGCACCTGCTTTCTTGGCGCGCAGTAATAGTTCTTCCTTTATTTCTTCAAATGTTTTCTGTTCCATGATATTGTTTATTTTTCGTTATTTTGATATTTTGATAATTCCACGCCTCACGCATTCTTCGAGTAAATTCATATCCTCCTTTTTTATAAGAGCACCTGTATTACGATTCACGCTCACATAAGGCTCAAACCCAAGTCGTTTTGAATTAATTCCGTTTTATCTTTATGATATCAATCTTTCCTCAACACACCAACATAACATTTCATAAGATGCGTCTATTAATGAGTAGGATAAAAATTCTTGATAATAATCAAATTCGTCAGACATGGAATAACATATATGCCAACAATTGTCATTAAAATACATTGTAATCCAATAAGTATCCGTTCCTATTTTTATCTCTTTTGGCAACAATTCCAAAATGTCAAGCAAAGTAAATGCAGGGATACAATGTTCTTTTCTGAACGGTTCCTTGAAAGTTTTCCACTCTCGTAAAGATAATTGTGGTTGTTTTCCTTCTTCATAAGGATATAACATCCAAGTCATTGATGCGTTACCTGTATTCACCCCAAGTTCTTGAAGGTGTTTTATTTTGTCAATCGACAGCACATTCTCCAAAATTTCCATCAGTTAAAATATTTTTGGTTTTATTTGATACGCTTGCAGTAATATATCTGTTAGTCGTTCTTATATCGGAATGACCAGCCATAGATTTCAGTTCTCCTTCTGGTATTCCCATATTAGCCCATCTGGTAATAGCTGTTCTACGTCCTGTATGTGTTTTGATGAACTGGTACTTCGGCCCTTTCATAAGTACATTTGCCCGTCTTACAAATACCTGCTTGTTTATACCTGCTCTACATCCAAGAGTTGGTAGAACTTCATTCATAGTAGTCTTTAAGGAAGATTCTATGTTGTATTTATCGAACGATCTAACCTCTTTTATCATTTCTATAATATTGGAAGGTACGGGAACCTCAACGTTCTTACCTGTCTTTTTTGATATATACGAAATAACATTTCCCTCCATCATAGAATCTTTCAATCTGAAAATATCGGAATATCTCATGGCAGTATAGCATTGAATCAGAAATAATTTCTTTACAATTTTTTCTGTAACGTTAAACGGCTCGACATTCCAGAATAATTCTATTTCTTCATCCGTAAGAGATATATTTGAAGGAGATTTTACGTTCAGTGAGATAATATAATCATTGATATATTTGCTCATCTCTTTTGATTCGGACAATATTCTTTTAAGCATTAAAAGATATGCCTTTTGGGATGATTCGCTTATCTTTCTCTTTGATTTTATAACATTGATCATATCATCTATCATATCACGATTTACAGGCTTTTCAACGGACGGAACTTCCTTGAACGTAGGAATGGCATCATTAAAATCATACTCGTCATAAAGCTGATTGGTAAGATATGGCATTATATGTTTGGATAATGCTTCAAATCTTACCTTTCCGCTTCTTGTCTTTGTATTATTCAACTTTTCTATCAATACGCCTACAGTCATAATTGAAGGGCTATATTCGTTCTGAATTGTTTCAAGCCTGTTTTTTAAATCCTCAATCAGACTGTTCTGTGATTCTATAGTCTTGTTTAACCTATCTATTGTTTCAGCGAGAATCTGAATTGTTCTTTCTTTATCTTCCATGTCTTATATATTTTTGTTGCAAAAATAATAAAACTGTATATTCGATAGGTTAAACGATAGTTATCAACTCTTAAAAATGTTTACTACGCCCATTAATTTATAATCTCCCTCTTCATTAATGATACATATAGGAGCATTATTCTCAGGATTGGTATATGCCAATGTGACATAATCCCCAGGAAATACCTTCAATGCGTTAATCATCTTTTCAATATTCAGATTGCAATCCAAACGCCCTTGACAATATCCTTCAATTCCGACATTTTCCGATATTTTATACCCTGCATCATTTGTGTATGTTATATCCATTTTATTATCTCCCTCCCTGCAAACAAAATGTGATATGTTATACACATCTGACATTACCTTTATTCTTGAAAGGGAATCTATCAAGTCGCTAGTTCTTGCTTTAATAAAGTAATTAAAGTTTGATTTTATATTGTTTACCAATGGTGTGTAGTTTACAAACTTAACCTCCATCAGCGTACAATTAAAGACAGAACCGAAATCCCCATAATATATAGACATCACCCTTTCATCATCAGATACAGAAACAGTTACATTTTCTTCTGACAACATCTCAAGAAAAGATAACGCTTCCTTTACCGAAGTAGGCATTACATTTATGCACAAGTCCTTGGATATATCCGGCTGACATTCTATAACATCTCTTACAAATACAATCTTATCGGACGAACATATATCAATGCAATTATTGGAACAAATAAAATTTATCCCCACTCCACTAAGGCTGGTCACAACGTCACTGATATCATTAAATCCTATGTTCCTTTTTAATGCTCTATACAGATCATTCCTGTTCACGTTGACCCTTATCCCGGTACCACGCTTACCTATTTTAATATCAGGATAAGATTCCACATCTTCTGCAAAGAAAGACGCTTCACTGCCATTGTAAGAGAATATTATATCCTTATCATATATCTTTACCGTAACAATGGAATCCTTTACTGTTTTGAGTAACTTTACAAGTCTTATTCCGTCTACTGCAAACTCCTGCCCGTCATTGCAGTCTGAATCAATAATGGGAATAATCAAACGCATCTCATTGAGGTTGTTGTATGAAGTAACCTCTATCGCATTCTCTGATGCTATATATTTAAAACGAAAACATTTAAGTATCGTCAAGCCTGTATCGGAAAGACAGGCTTTGGCTGAGTTTAACGTTGAAAATAAAACCTTTCTATCAAAAATTATCTTATTCATAAATGTAAAATTCAAATGTATTCAATCCAAGAAAAATGTTCTCTTTTATCAAGGTAATTCATGTCGTTCTCGTTATTATAGGCTTCCTTCTCAAACGATATGTTTCTATACGCATTACCTTTTTGTATAAGCCTGTACAGCCATTCCAAAAGATACAAAATGTAAAACGGAACATACAAAAGTTCTTTCATTTGTTTTGTATGAATCGCTTCGTGATTGTAATCGCTTTTACTCATCGTACATCCTTTTCTTACGAAAAGAACCCCAAACAAATTTATACACTTGTACCCTTTGAATGGAATAATTTTGTTATATATAACTTTCATTGAAACAGTTCTTTAATTATTTTTTCAAAACTTACCTTTGTAGTGCTGTTACGCATACAATAATCTTTTATCTGTAGTGTATTTGACATCCCCGGCTGACCACGCTCAATAGCGTCAAGTATATTCCACAACATTTCCTTAGACCATACGAAATATCCTCTAAAGAAATATGTAGCCATCACATCAGCCTGTTCTATTATATGATTACGGTCATGGTTACTATCAGGCATTTTAAGTTCTATGCCATATATCTTACCGTCATGTATATAAGCAAGGTCAGGCATACTTTTCTTTGCTCCTAGAGCACGGAACTCAGCCGACTTGTTACCACTTACAGCAGGATGGAGAAGTTCGGAAAAGAATGCTACAAGCAATCCCCTGCATCCTTTACCTTCCTTCTCGTTCCTATAACTAACTACTATATCTTTCTGCATTTTCTTTTCTTCCGCAGATCGTTTCTCCTCAGCCATAATAAAAAAAAATGTATTTGGCAAAGGTATCATGAAATGGGGTATATGAGAAAAATAAAAGGTTAAAGTTTGTTATCAACCATCTCAAATCCTTCACACATGTCATGTCCGCTGTTTCTTATCTTCATGGCAACGTGTTTTTCAAACCAAGGAATATAGCAGACATATCCAACAAACAAACCGTCTATAATAACCGTATATCTATGCTTGCATCGACAACAGCAATACTCTCCGTTCCTGCAAGACTTTGTATTGCTATTTTGCAAGATCATCCAAAGAAATGTTTTCTGACAAGAAATCGTCCGTACATTGTTTCACCACATCATCGAACCGCAAATCGCAATACTCGTCAATCCAGTCACCGATGAAGTATAGTTTGTTGCTTCCTGCAATAACACCAAACAGAATAGGATCTTTTCTTTTTTCCACCTCTTCTTTTTTCTTGTCAGATGGTAAATCTGTTCCGTTATTATCAAAGTCATAATGGAGGATAACATAGTTGTCGAATATTTCATATTTGTCTATGTCAGTCTTTTTCCTAATTATGTCAAATGGTATGATTCTAGTATAGTCAGAAATATAATCAAGGCATAGATTTTTCGGGCATCCTTTTGCAAACTTCATAAGATTTTCCTCTGATATAGCCTTGTATAATCCTTTGCTGAACAATATGCTTTCGTATTTGCATATCACCATGTTTCGGAACAGTTTTTCTTTCAAGGCATATTGACCTGATCTTTCAGCATAACCTAGCATCAGTATATAATCTTTTATCCTATCCCTGTATTGCTTCATTTCGTTTTCTGCCTGTATCTTCACCTCAGAAAAGAAATGTATTACGTCAAACTTGGATCTTCTGTATTCGTCTATATAATCCTTAATCTTTTTAAACCATGAGTTTTCCTTATGTTTTCTATCAAGAAGGAAGGGTCTTACTTGCTTGTGCTCCTGGTTTGTTTTTACAGAATCAAGCATTGTCGGTGAAACGGTAAGATTAAATTCCGCCACTCCTTCCTTATCATTGCTTTCCATGTACTGTTTAAGAAAATCATAAGACATTACACTTGGATTAGGATCTTTCTGCTCTATAATGGAGTATTTAGGCAGATTAAAGTCAAGCCTTATCGTTTCGTGAAACAAGGCAATTTTACCATCGTTATTAAGTAAATTTTTTCCCATAATTAAATGTTATTTTTTGTTTCTTTGAATATAACCCCATATAAACTTGCTGGAATATCCGCATTCTTTCATGGCTTTACGAAAATCAGTTTCCGTATTTCTGATATACAACTGCCGTATTGCCCAATAAGTATTGTATCCTTTAAGTTCCGCATACTGGAAAAATTGAGTAGGCGTCATTTGATCGAACTTTAAATCTCCTACCAGTTCTTGCAGTTCCGCCATCCTTATCTCCTTTTCGGTAGGATATACATATCCGCAGAAAGGGCATTCCGAAGCGGTTATGGCAATATATTTACCACACTGTTTACACTCTTTCACTCCTTGTATCCCTTCACATTTCCCCTTGTTATGCCATAAGGCCCATTTACGTTCTTTCTCAAACTTGCCGAGCCGTGATATGTTACCACCGAAGTCTAGGAGAAATGCTTCTGTCTTATTTGGGTGAAGCCGTATAGCCCTGCCAGTTGCCTGGATATAAAACTGAACGGATTGTGTAGCACGGTTTAATATGCAAACCTCTATACTTGTTTCATCGTATCCCGTAGATAAGATACCACTGTTGCATATAACGGTGAATTTATCGTCATGGAAATCCTTGATAAGCTGTTCCCTGTTTCCTGTAAGATGCTTGTATCTTTCATATAATGCTAACTCATCCGGCTTATTCTTATCTATACCTGATATGAGGAATTTTGCGGGAATGCCAGCTTCATTAAATTCAGCGCACATCCTTATCGCATTTGCCTGTGTGGCATCAAAACAGATTGCTTTTTTCATCGGGCAGATACGCATATAGTTTTCAATCACCCCCTTGTACTGTACAGACTTGTTGAACACCGCACCCATCTGCCTGCTATCGAAATCACCTGTGCGATAATCGGTATTAACCTTAGACAAGTCGGGCGCATCAACCGTAAACGTTCTCAACTTGGTTATGTTTCCCCGGTCCATCATATCCTGTATCTGGGCGGTTTCTACAATCTCTTCATAGTTCATGCCAAGCTGCCTTTGGTTTCCACTTCTCATCGGGGTTCCTGTAAGACCTACTACATACTTATCATCAAGCAAACCAGATTCAAAGAGAAAGTCCGCATCAGAGGTGTGCCCTTCGTCTATTAGGCAGAGAGATACACTCTTAACCCATTCAACCCATTCGGGCTTTTCTAGCCTTCTACGGAGAGTTTGAGCCATTGCGGATACTACTAGACCTTTGGGTATATTCCTGTGTTTAGGAGAGATGTATTCAGCCTGTATGCCAACTCTTTCCAACGTTCCCCCTGTCTGTGTCATAAGTTCCGATCTGTGGGATACGATAAGCACCTTATTCCCCTTTTCTACAGCACCTTTAGCCATAAAACTCATTATGACCGTTTTGCCGTAACTTACACAGGCAGAGAATATGACGTGCTTATGATTAGTCAGGGCATTTCTCAGACGGGTTATCCCCACCTCCTGGTAATCCCTTAGCTTGATTTCGTTTGTACTCATCTTCTTGTATGATTCTTTCAAGTTCTTTTTTTAATGCAACCACAAAAGCCATGCACTCTTCTCCTTCAAACTGCTTGACAAACTGCCTGGCGGCATCTTCGTAATCAGGAACACATTCTTTTTTGAAGTATTCCTCATTGTCTTGAAGAACCATCCAATCCTCGAAGTGGTGGTTTGGTTTTTTCTTAAATATATGCAGCAAAATGGCAGTGTCACTATTTAGTTTGATTAGCTTCCTGTCGTAGTTTTCAAATTCGTCAACGTAATCCGTATTCATCTTCGTAAAACAATTTAAAGTTTCTCCATCTATGCCCGTTTTTCCCCTTACAAAAAGAACTGCATGAGCGTTGTGGCATACCTAATTTCCTCTCACAGTCACAACAGGCTTCAAAGCATAGAAATCTGTTCGTACCTTCCTCTATCGCAATGACAGCCCTTGTATTGTTTCTATGACCGAGATAAGAACCGTTTTCCTTTCGTTTATTTATGAGTTCCTTCATAAGAACTCTTTTCTTTTCACGTTCCTCATCCGACACTTCCCTTCCTTTCTTGAATCCATAATTATGACCTTTGACGAACCTTCCTTTTTCGTCACGGTAAGATATTGGATAATCTATCCATAATTCGCTAATTGCTGGCATTGAAATCTAACTTTAGTTTTACAATTTCATCACTCATTGCATGTACTCTTTTCAGCCATGCCATTTTCCATGCTTCTTTTCCTATACCATATATACGATATATATCATCTCCTGCATCATCAAATTTGATAGGAGTGCAGCTTATTGACTTACATTTCGTTCCGTCCATAAGTTCAACGTCACCTACACCCCCATTGAGCATGATAAAGTTGATATTGTTTTCTATGGCAAGATAGGGGATGATTATTTCATCCCCACGATTAGGTTTGTTGTGCTTGATTAATGTAGTCATTTACTTTACTTATTGGGTATTTTTTTGCATCACGTTCGTTGAGTGAAAGATAAGCTAGAGCCATTTGTAACTTATCTTCCATCCTGTCTATATCGTCTTTATAATCGCATCTGTCAAGTTCCCAATACAAAAGTCTTGACGGATCGTTAACTGGGCGTAAATCAAACGGATCATCATCTGACTTGCCGTCATATACGATATAATACATTTTATCTACATCGGGATGGGAAAGAAAATGCGACATTAGCTGCCAATAGTATTCCTCTATCGCCTGTTCCTTTGTGGCTTCTCTCAAATATTCAATCTTACTTTCAGAAGTAAAGCATTTAACTTCGGCTATATAAGATAATTTACCATTGACATCAAATCCATATCCATCGGGAGAATCGCCATATCCATCATAGATATTATCGACAAAAACAATTTCGTCAAAATCATCCGCACAAGACATTAGTCTTGAGAACGTGTTATGGTTAAAACACTCGATAGCGTCTTTTTCATGATCCTTTCCCCACTCCATGTCAGAAGTGGATATATGTCGGCATGGTTTGTTTAACCTTCTCTCCCTTGCAACCTGATAAAGATAAGATATAGCTGTATCCCCGAAAGGAACATCAACTGTCTTTCTCTTCACACCCTGTTTTTTTGCAATCTCTAGTTCGGAAGGTGTCATTTCCCTTCTCCCGGAAACCATAAGTTTTCCAATGGCGGAAGAGGTGATTTTACCACACCTCTTCATAAGCCATAATTTTTCTTTTTCTTCCGCTTCCATCATTTCTTAGTCGCTTCGTTAAACAACTTCATAGCTTCCGCGTCTACATCATAGCTTGATGTGATGTAATTAATGTCGCATTTTCCACTTTTCAATGCTTCCAATGCAGCCTTGAATTTATCAGAGTTCACCGTCATTTTCTCTTTCTGTGGTGGCGGTGGAACATCACGTCCTATACGCAATCCATATACCTTCCCTCCATCGCTTGGGTCACGTGTCAGTTCCTTGCATAATATTACACGGAAATCATGGATGGTTTCAGGATAATCAGTTTGTGCCAGCTTGGTAAGGCGTTTACGGTTCGTACTGTTCAATAGCATAGGTTTAGGAACAAGGTTTGTTTCTTTAAAGTAAGCAATCCATGATGGTTTCTTACTACCTTGTACCTTTGCATTCTCATCCCATACGATATGGGATATTGTAGCAATAATAGACTGACCGTTAGGGAGTATTTCTACTCCCACATAATCAGATTGACTTCCAGTTCTCCAATGATGAAAAACCTGATTTTGTTGTTCGTTTGACATATATATACAATTTAACTAGGTAAAACTACAGTTGAATTTCCCGTTTTGTCTACAATGACGCTCTTTCCGCCTATGACAGCTTCCGTCTTGTGTCCACTTGGGTATTCCGATAAGCAGGAATCATTTTCCGCTTCATACGGATATACATCCATGATGGCGGTTTCGGCTATGGATGAAATCACATAGTCTGCCATTGTGCCTTTCATTCCTTCGTCAAGTTTCTTTACAGCATCTCTCAAATCTGCTGCCTGAACAAGCATATAGCATGATGTCTTTTTCTCCGCTCCGCTTTTTTCGTCCAGAGTGATGTAATACAGCTTACACTTAAACCATCGATCGGCTGCATCTTCCTCAGATGGGAACAGTTCGCTGTAGTTGGAGCGTTTAATGTCCGAAACAGTGAACTCGCCACTGATAAACGGTGTCATTTCCGATATAATACGTGCTTCTGCCTCAGTGAAGCTAAGCGCATCAACCATGTATTGCTCACTTACTTTCTTATTCATCCCATTTTCTGCTACTTTTTCGTAGCGAATTTTACACTCAAAAAATGTTTTCATGTTTATTGTTATTCCTGAATTCAAACAGACAATGCAACAGTGTCGAATTCATTGTTAGTTAATAATTTATATTTTTCCTTTGGGGTCATGTAACCCAATCTTTTTCTCGGTCTTGAGTTTAAGATGTTTTGAACGCGCATTACCTGTTCATTGGTTATGTCCCTAAAGTCCGTACCCTTCGGGAAGTATTGCCTAATCAAACCATTGCTGTTTTCATTGGCTCCTCTTTCCCACGAGTGGTATGGTTTTGCAAAGTAAACAAAAATATTTAGTTTACGTGCAATTTCTTCGTGAAAACTAAATTCTTTTCCATTATCTGCCGTTATTGTATGTATTTGGTCTCTAAAAGGTTCCAAGGCATCGATGGCAGCTTTAGTTAGCGGGCTGGCATCTTTCCCGCTAAGTAGTCTTATCCATACTAGTCCAGTTACCCTGTCGTTTATAGTTAATAGTGCTCCTTTGTGATTCATTCCAATGACTGTGTCAATTTCCAAATCACCAAAACGTACTTTCTTGTCTACTATCGTAGGACGCTTGTCTATGTCCACGCGGTTTTTGATAAAACCACGTCCATTAGTCAATGCACCTCTCTTCTTATGACTTCTTCCCCGTCTTCTTAAATGCTTGTATAACAACTTATCTCCATGCTTTTTATCTTCCCAAATATACTGGTAGATTGTCTCATGAGAAACTGTTTCCAAGCCCTTTGTTCGCATAAACCCAGTCACTTGTTCTGGACTGAAATCTTTCTTTATGAGTATATCTACTTGAATTTTCAAGTCGTCCGTAAACTTCACGAAGTGCTTTCGTGAACGCATTCTGGACATATACTTAGCCTGAGCGAGATCCGGTTTGTAAATGCCATTACGTTTATCACTATTACGACGTAATTCACGACTTATAGTGCTACGATGAACTCCTACAAGATTGGCAATCTCGGTTCTTGACTTTCCGCTTTGCAGATAAGCGGAAATGTTATACCTTTGTTCTTCGGTTAGCTGTTTCATATTGCAACTGAATGTTGGGGAACTGGAAGATGCAAAGAAACAACTTTTCCACAGGGGAACAAAAGGGAAAGAAATCTTCTTTCTCTGTTCCTCTGAAAAATTATTCTTTTCGTATCTTCTCATTGTCATCATTCTCACTCCTGTTGCATTATCCGCTTGAACTTAGGATTTAATAGTTCAATTACGGTTTCCTTAAACATTTCTTCGTTATCACAAATGATAAATTCCTCAAAATCATCATCCTCTTCATACCTAACACCATCTTTATACATTGTCATTTCTCCAAATGAATTTGGATATGGTGCAGTCAGACCATTGTAATCACAACAATCAGGATATGTTTCAGGTATAAGTCCTTGTCCTTTTAGCCAATCCCTTAGTTCGGGAGTGTTTTCATTTATGTATGCTTCTTTTTTCATGAGGTATTAATGTACATTGTTATATCTGTTCCATTTATAAAGGGCGTAGGGGAATCGAACCAACTAACCATAATTGGGCAGTGCCAAAAATCATTAGTAAACTATGTAAAATCAGTCAATCCAAATTTAATTTTAATTACATTGATTATGGATTTATACTGCTTCTCGTAGACTGTTCCCGAATGTGTTTCCTCCACTTTCTTTTCAAATTCTTCAATGCTACCACGAAAACATCCACAGATTATTTCCACTTTCTTTTCTTTTGTCATATATGCGTGAGTGTGGCGATTGCATGAGCCGAAACCGTCAAATCCGCAATGCTCGTTGTCGTTTTCTATATCAGCATCTCCGGACACCCAAGCATTGCCGGACACCCAAGCATCGCCGGACACCCGAGCATTGCCGAACACCCGAGCATCTCCAGACACCCAAGCATATCCAGACACCCGAGCATCTCCAGACACCCAAGCATATCCAGACACCAAAGCATCTCCAGACACCCGAGCATTGTCGGACACCCGAGCATTGCTGGACACCCGAGCATTGCCGAACACCCGAGCATTGCCGAACACCCAAGCGTCATTTTCTTGGTCTAAGTTCCCTTCTTTCTCAACATATCCTCCAAAATCACCTTTTTGGGCATATTTGAAAGATTTTGTACACTTTATTTGGAATAACTTTATTCCAAAAGAATTGATTACAAACTTATCTGTTAGTATAAATTTTTTTTCCATACTTCAATCAGAATTGAAATTATCCTCACCACTTGGTTCTTCCTCCGGCATATCATTACCGAAATCCATAGGAATGAACCAATCTGAAATATAGTCTTGCATGATTTAATCCTCCTTTTGGCTACTTAGCCATTCTTTATAATCTTTCTCGTAATATTGGGGTATTATACCTTTCCTCATAAAGTCTATGTATTCTTGTACAGTACAATCATCCCAATCAACTCCGTTATCTGGTATATCTTCCGTTTCTGATGTACAAAGAGTGTATTCAAATGGATTATACCCACTGTTAAGCCCATATTCTTCAACTATCTTGATTACATTTTCATCAGTGGTTATTTGTTTGATTTCACTTTCAGCCACACACCCGGATATTTCAGAGTGCTTGCCAAGTACTTCACCGAAGTAAACACTGATTTTGTTATTCACTAAGTATTCGACATCTTCTGTGTCTGCAATAAATACTCCTTCAAGATTGCCCATTCTTCCGCAATCGAAGTCCATTTTAAATAATGCTTTCATAAATTTACTCCTGTTCTTGTTTGAAATATTCGTACTTTATCTCTCCATTTACGATCATGTCCATGATTTCTTCATCGGAAGATGTGGCTATCTTCATCATAAACTCATCTTTCTTCACCTTTTCAATATCTTCATTTTCAGTATTTCCCACCTTTTCCAACTTTCCCATCTTTTCTGCCTTTTCAGACATATAAGACACAGCATCTTTAGCTATTTTCAAGGCATACTCTGAATCGTATAAAGACATCATGGATTGAATATATATTCCGTTAATCCTATCAAATATTTCCTGTTGTGGAAGGCTTAGAAACTTTGCCGTATTCGCTCCCATCATCACCTTTATCTGCCAAGATGTTTTTATATTCACTACGTGAAGCCATCCCTCTTTGATAGGGCTTTTAATAATATAAAAGTCACCTACAATATATCCTTCGTCTATTTCTTTCTTTTTCATAAATTTACTTGCGTTCGTTTTTCAGTTAATATACTTCTTCTTTTGTCTATCAAGTTTCCTATTCTCTCCTAACGCTTAGTCTAATCAACCTGGGATTTTACAAGTCCATAGATATTTGGTCTATGGAGCAGTTGATTATCAATCTTGTTCTGAATACTGAAAGGCATTAATGTACATCTTTATACACATTTTAAAACGTTAATTCGTTCGGGGCGATACCAACGCCCGCTATCGGCTATCATGAAAGAATCACCGAATACTTTTCTACCGATATTAAGCGCACCGTTGACATCAGCATTGATAACCTTTCCAACTGCCGACTTGAACAGTCCTCGCTTGACGCGCTTGCCGAGATAGATATCATGCTTGCATATATCCTCCATAGACAGAGCGTCACATTTGCTAGTGTAGCTTTCCTCATGTTCGATATAGTTGATGCCTGCAAGTCTACACTTGTATCTAAGGCAGCTTCTCAACCTCGCAAAAGGGATGAATGTAAACTTCTGATTGTTTACTCCGCCCATATTGATGGATTGCTTCCATCCTTTGTTGTAGCCTACAGCAAGAGTGCCTATATGGTGTGATACAAGATAATCAACGATACGCCTGCTGGTCTTGTGCATCGAATCATTCATAAACCGTTCACGTTTCTCATACATCTTTCTCATCCTGTTTGTCAGTTTCTCTATCCCCTGCCTGTCCTTTATGGATTGCAGCATGGACAATGTTTTGTTAAACCATCTGTTGTATGACTTGACAACCTTGCCTGAAAACAGCAGAGCATTGCATCCGCACACCAGCGTGGCAAGGTTGTTCACACCCAAGTCTATCGAAGCCATACCCGTACCGACATTATCCGAACAGCCACAATCATATACAACCTCCACGGTCATGTATGTACGTTTTGGAATTATCCTAACCTGTTTGAACCGTTCGATTCTGTCCTTGTACTTCTCCCATTGCGGAACGGGTATTTTCAAGTCACGGTCAAGTATTATATACCCGTCATGTATCTTGCACGACTGGTTGGTATATATCGCATTGCTCATCCCACCCCGTTTGTGATAGCATGGCAGTTCGGGCTTACCGTTATACTTCCCTGGATTCTTCGCCCAATCCTTTACAGCCTTGACATATCCCTTCATTGCCTTGTCAAGCACACGTAATGTCTGTTGGGCTACGTGTGATTTCACAAGTCTGTAATTTACAGTACCTTCAAGGTTGGTGACATTTTTCATTATCCTGTCCAAGTCGGGATAGAACAGCCACCTGTCGTTATCTTTCAACTCGTTACGGACAATATACAACGCCTGGTTGTACAGGTTATTCGTAACACGGCAGATAGCGCAAAGCCTGTCAGAATGATTGATGTCAAATTTATAAACTAATTGCATATTAGCCAGTATTATGTACTATTATATAATAGTGTAAATTTGTTCATTAATGCCTACTGAAATAATAATTTCTTATTGTCAGCACATTTTTGTGTATCTCTTCTCTTGTCATTTTCTAGGTAAAAATTTATTTTTAACAAATGATAAAAGCATCACGGATATTTCATCAGCATATCTTGCAAAATCATCCTGGTATTTCTCGTCAACATTGTTATCCATCCATAGGATTTGATTCTTTGCCATAGTACCTACCTTTTCAAGCGTTTCAAACATCTGTAGGCTAGATCCTGGGAGTGTTTTCTTTAGCATTTCATTCAACTCAATGGAAGATGAGTGGATAATATCAGCACAAAAAGCAATGGCGTTGACATACATCATCCAATCCATTTTCTCATCATCAGACATCTTCTTGATAATATCCATGCCCCTTACATATTTACCGTCAGGATAAGCCTTGATATATGCTTCCTGAAACTCCTTTATCTTGGCTGTTACACGAGAGCATTCAACCATACGGCCTTTCTTGATAAGATCGTTCTGCAGCTTGCGCAACTCCTTCATTTTTTCCTCTCTCTCACACTCCTGTATTAACAAATGTCTTTCCATCTTCTATTATTTTTATAAGTTCTTTAAACTGGTCCGCAATTATCTCTAGTTTTCCCTGTATCTTCTGATTCATATTCCCGTCCTTGTAGGAACTCTGAAATCCTTCATAACGTGAATCAATGCTGGAATAGCAGAATGAATCAGACGTGATGTTTACCATCGTATTGTCACCGTCTATGAACGGTTCAGGTATGTCTACTTTTATCATCATAGCAATCCGAAATAACTGTCTAGTTTATCAATCGTTTTATCTCCATCAGATAGGACATACTCAATTACTTCACGTCCTGAAAGTGTTACTCTCAGTTTGTCCACAGGCTGAACATTGGCTATACCTTTAGAGTAATTGTTATAATGAACAATCTCCCATCCTTTTATGGATGATAGCATTCTCCGTTTGCCACACAAATTTATAGCTTTTGGAGTAAATTCCTTCTCTTTCTTATCCATAATCAATCGTTTTTAAACTTTTTAAACATCTCATCTCCCAACACTCCGCTAATGAACATGGTAAGTTCTACTTCCCATTCATCTTCCTTGCCCTTCACGAACGGATAAGTAAGCTGATGCCATTCATGGTAATCAAACAGCTTCATGCGAAGCGGATAATAATCAAACATTTTCTTGTTTCCATAAAACACACGGATATGATTTTTCTTAATCTCCGTGTAAGACAAACCATAGTAATCCAGTATCTGGTAGAATTTGTCCATAGGGGTAAAATTACACTTCATATTTTACATATTTTTTTAGTTGTTTATGCAACGATTTCATATACTCTATTATTGTATCCGCATTAGGGTCTGAAAAGTCTACATCCTTTATGTTTTTCAACTTTACCCCATACACTGAAACAATAGTAACTTCTATGACGTTATATTCTCTATATTCAAAGTACAACACATCTTTAATGCTAGATGTATTAATGATGGGAAAGTTATCAACTTTTATTAAAGATTTATATTTACCTAGCATTGTTGGCGTTATTGACGTTATATCGTTTTCTACAAAATCAAAAAACATATTCTCGTCATCTCCGCAATCTACTGTTTCAAGAAACATATAAATAACATTCCACTCTGATTTTACGTGAAAAGTATTATCTGACTTGTCTACAAAGATACCATCACCAAATCCCTCCAACGCTTTTTCGGAAGCGGTGTACCCTAACCGTTCAAGTCTGTTTCTTATGTCGCTTGAATCCTTTCTAATCAATACCTTCATGAAAAATATTATGTTTAATTATTATTGTCGATTGCTTCGGTAGGCTAACCTGTTCACTGTTTTCCTTGTTGGTCAAAATGTATCTTTCCCCGGTATCACTAAACAGGAAATCATCTTTTACAAAGGGTATTTTCTTTCCATCATACCCTACAATAAAGCAGTTTTGAAAAATTTCTAGTAGAATCATTATTTTATCACTTTTACGGTTACTAAAATCGGGGGAACGCTTTCCCCCTAAACTTTCATTATAAATATGCTTGCTTCTACACTCAAACATGATGCAAATATAGTCAATAAAATGACATACTATAAAATGTTTTAAAATATATATTGTTTATTCACATTTCTTAAAGTATTCCTTAAATACGTTTACATTGTATGTGTTTACCTGGCAATGGTTATCGTCAAAAATCTTTTTTATCTGATAACCTAGCTTACAAGATATTACTTTCATCTTCATCCGGCTAATCTTTTTCCAGTTGACACCGTTTTCCTTTGCCCATCTTTTGATACTATACCATTCATTGGATTCGTTTGGTTGTGGTTTTAACGCTTGATTCCTTTCGTACTCATCAGCCCACGCCCTGGCAGATTCGGCAGGATTGTTGAAGTTTGGTAATCTAACCTGTGCATAATAACTGCCTGTATTGGTAGCTGATGGAACAATATAATCAAATATCCAACGTTCAAATTCATCAGCCATAGGAGGAAAAGGGCTTTTATAAATCAGTCTATACATACTCCTTTCATTAATAAACTCCATTATATCATCCCCTACTTCACGCATCATTACGGAGGATGGTTTACAGTGCTCTAAAAGAGCTTTTAATGGATTTGAATACTGTAAAGAAGATGCAGCGTCTAATCCACAGAACCAAATTTTACCATATCGAACAAACACACGAATTTTGCCAAAAAAAGGATGTTCGTAAACCATTATTTCGTCCGTTTTGTGTGCCGAAGCTGTTTTATCGGTAATATTGTTTTGTTGCATAAATAAAAATAATTAACTTTGTTAAACAATTAAAATAAGCAATATATGGTAAAGAAAGTGATTAGGGTTAATGTTAAATCCCCTAAGGTAACATCAAATAAAAAGGCATCTCCCGTAAAGGTCAAGATAAACATGAAGAATACGGGAGGATTACAGCCCACAGGAAAACAGAAATTATAATCTACAACAGTTTCTAAAACCATCGGTTATAGATTGATGATTATTTATATTCCTATCTCCAAATCGTTGATGTAGATACAATGCAATAAAGAAACATACAGTTACAAATCCTATTGATATATACGAATAAAACATAGTGCATCTCACGTCCTCAAACACCACATTATTAAATACAATATCCAGTATTGCGTATATAAACATTTCAATGACAAATACTCTATGGTATATACAAAATAAAAATACCTTTGACAACACATAAAACAATATTGCATTAAACAGTTTGGCGTTAAAGAATATGGTAAGGTACTTGTCCGAAAACGGAGTGGCATACTGAATATACTCCAATGTGTCACCATCATAATATTCAATGATATCACCTGTTCCAACAGAGTGTATAACCTCACACTGATGGACAAGTATAGCAATACAGAACAATATAGGATAACATCTTATCACCCAAATAAGAAACGTCCTGTAGAAATTGTTCAAACTTTCCTCTAGCATTTTGTCTTTCATAAATTTACTCTCCTGGACAAATTTCTAATAATCTCTTCTTTCGTTCTCCCTTTCAACAGGTTAAGATCAATTGTTGCAGACCCTACCTTTACGCAACCATCAGATATGTATTGCTGCACACGTTCGTTCACAAGATAGTCCGCACCAAGCATATCCAATTTGGACAGTCCTTTCACATCATTTCTTCTGCTTAACACAAATCCACCTACCGTTCTCCATATACGCCTGTATTGGCTTATTCCGTCCTTTACAGGCATGATTATGTCGTTTTCAAACAATGGTATTCCGTTCATGTCAAACACGCCTGTAAACCATTCTACAACACAACCACTGCTATCTCTTACACGTCCATAAGCATCTATGGATACATCGTCAATAAGAAGTTCATATCGCCCCGTTACTCCATTAAATATACGGAGTAACGGGAAATCAATGTCATTTCTTCCCATTTCCCTTAATCGCTTCAATACATTCCTTTACTCCATCATCAAAACCATGCTTGTATCCCTTAGCGTATTCTCCAATGTTATACACCGCCATTGCAAATACAAACAGGATGATACCTAAAGCCTTATGCCAACCGGGCAGCGATATGGAAAACGGCTTAAATGTAATTGTTAGATCTCCGACCCATAATAGGGCGATAATAAATATAATTGTAAATATAATTGTTTTCATAATCATATAAGTTTTAATGCTTCCTGTAATCCTGCTTCCAGTGCTTCCTCGTAGGTATTATAACGGATAATAGGCCTGTCAGACAATCCTATCAAGTCATGTCTCGGAATTGTCAGTATATCATACGTCCAATAGTTTTCATACATATAGGATATTTCGATATGCAGGTTCTTGGTTTCACGTAACCACTTCTGGGCAACGGATTGCGGAGGAAATTCTATATCTGTAAACATCCCTTTCTCTTTCAGCATCTTTGCTGTTTCCAATGTTACAAGTTCTTCGGTCATGGTTATTCTCCTTTACACTCTTTACACTCTTCACAATGTAATTTATAAGCATGGGCAAACATTTTCAATGTAACAGGGTCAAAGTGAAAATCTGCCTGTTTGTCTTCTATGACAACTGAAACACATAATTGGCCGTCGCAAAAGTCAATATATGCCTCACCACCTCCATCCCCTCTAATGGAAAAGGTTTGTGTCTGTACACTATCCATGATTCTCCTCCTTTAGTCTTTTAATTAGGGCATCAGCGCAATTAAGCGAATATTTAGCTACTGCCTCAGAATTAATACCATTCTCGTTTGCTATAACAACTTTAATAATGTCTTTTGCCAATTCGTACCTACGTTGTTCCCAATCAATGTTTTCACTAAAGAAATTAAGTTCTGACACCTTGATATACATGTTTCCCACCAATGCAGTACCATCATCATATAAATCCTTAATCTCTACAATTTCTCCAGTTGCTTTTATTGTTGCTTTCATAATTTATTCTCTTTAAGATTTACCTCAATTGAATATTTGTCAGTTAGCTCGGTTTTTATTGCCTCCTTACATAAAGTCCATAACATGTTATAGCCTCCTTGACGTTTTATTTCATCGGAAACCATACATCGAATCCAGTTGTCCAGAGAAACATCATTTCCATAAGTATTATGGAAAACTCGTTTAACCTCCTCTCTAATGATAGGAATCATTATCTCCCTTATATCCTCTTTAGTCAACTTTAGTTCGTTGTGGATATAGTTCTTTACTTCTCTGTATCTATATTTACTCATAATAATTATCCAATAAGTTTACGTTCTTGTTTATTCCTCCTCCGTTATTATACATCCTAATAACACACCTAGATATTTCATTCCAAGTTCGGAAACATGGTACACAATTTGTTTTTCTATATCTAACAATCTTCTATTCGCATAACCAATAAACACCAACTCTTCCCAATCATCATCAGGATGATTAACAATATACCAGTTACGATAAACCTTGTATCTATTTCTTTTTATTTTACCACGCTCAAACCCTATAGCGTGTTCCATTTTTTCTATCTGTCTTAATGATAATTTTACATCATCCATAACACTAATGTATTAATTCGGACAATACCTTCTTTACAAGTTCATAGCGTGATAATTGCCAATCTTTCGCAATATCATCTATTTTATCATCATAATGATTGTCATAAACATACTGATTCAAGTTGTCAATAAACCCATCACCGTCAAGACCTTCATCACAATCATCAAACATGTTAAGTTCATAGGCTAATTGGGAGCAATCACAGTGACTAACCCAATCATAAACACGATCATCACAAACATTGGTCTGTCTGTTATATTTTTCTCCAATGTGTATTACTTCACCGCAAAATTCACATCTATGCTCTTTGCGAGCGATAGGAGTTTTATTTCTTAATACTTTTATCATTTTAATTCATTAATTAAAGCATCAGCACAAACAATTGCAAACTTGGCAATGCCTTTAGGTATGTACTTCTCATAATTTTCTTCAGAACAAGCATAATGTGATTGATTGATATCACTTAAAATCCCTTGCATTGCGGATTTAGCTAGTTCGTATCTACGCTGTTCCCAGTCAATAGCTGAATTTCCAAGATTTAAAAAGTCAAGTTCACACTCTCTGAATACCATATTATCACATACATATATGTTATCTCCACTATGTAACGCATTGGTATTTGTTTTCGGAATTACATCTACCAAAACCCCTGTTGATTTTATTCTTGCTTTCATATTTAAAATTCTGATTTAATAATAGTACCAAATGAACGATACCTACGCCAAACCATATTTCCACGTTGAATACTAGTAATCCAATCACAAGCCTTAAAAACTTGTCCTACATTATATAGGAATGGTCTTTTTTGAATTTTTCTTTTTATTCTTGCTTTCATATTTAATCGAAATACATTACTTTCTTACCTATACATACTTTGAAACTTGAAAGACATTCGCTATGTTGTGTGATATGGTTAGGATTATATTTGTTAACAAAACATCCAGTACGTTTATGGTATCTGACACAAGCATTTTCAGGAGATTTAGCCAATATTTCTTTCTCATCGCTAAAACTAAAAAATAAACTATCTCTATATGATACCTTATACCACTTTACTTGGCTTCTTATCTTTTTAAAATACTTTGCTTTCATTATTCCTCCTTTATTTTAAAGTGTTCAATCAGTTCGTCTACGGTGGCTTTACGGAAATTTCCTGAAATAATTGTTGAATTTTGATATTCTATACCCCAAAAGAAGAATCTACCTTTAGGTTCTACGAAATAATGGTCATTACCAATAGCATCATCAAAAGAAACACTAAGTGAAGATTCTGCTATAAACCATTGATTGTTATTTGTATCATTCCTCAATGCGGCTAAAGCTAGGAAAAGCTCTTCATTGGTTCCACAATCAATTCTACCAGCACAATTCCAAGTTATATGCGGATCTTTTGAATCAAACATATCATTCGTAATGTGGGTATATTTATTTAAACCTGTTGCTAAACATAACTCTTCATTATCATCTATAACTCTTGATGATTTGTAACCAAGCTCTATTAACTTCTTCCGAAGTTCCTGTGTGTTTTTACGTATAAAACACGGTGTCGTAAATCCCATAATTATTCGTTTTTTAATAATCCTGATTTCCTCAATTTTTTTCTAAAATTCTTTTCATTTAAGGCTTGTTCATAATAGCAATTAGGTTCTATGACCGTTTCAGCCCTAGTTATAGGAAGCCCATTCAGTCCTATAGAAACATTATGTATAATAGAAGCTCTCTTTATCTCCCCTGTCTTAACGTTAAAAGAGAATAATATATGCCCTGGATTCCTCTTAACTTTTTTAATCAATTTATATTCTGTTTGTTGTTTTTGTAGATACTCTATCTGTTCTTTAGAAAGATCATCTTTTGTTACAATAGGTACTATATCCATTTACTTTTCCTCCTCTCCAACTTTAACATATCCGTTTTCAATGCACCAACATAGCATATCATAGGCTGCATCAATAAGTTCTTCACCTTCTGTGATATTTATGAAAGACCTAGTATAAAGTTCTATATACAAGCATGTATAGCTATCTACAAGTTTATGGATGGTAAACACTTGATTGCCAATAAAACAAGGTAATTTATTGAGAATATCCTGCAAGGTGTAAGTTCCATGATAATAGTCGTAATTCGTATCAGCATCCATAGAGGTTACAACCATGTTGTCTGAATCTGATTCATTCCACTCGAAACACATGCTTGCATCGCTTGTATCCAGCCCAAGCTCCTTCAAGTGCTTCATCTGCTCGATTGATAATACCTGTCCCATTTCTTATCCTCCTCTGTTCTGATTTTTTTTATGGTCATTCTTTTATTAAAAATAGCCATAACGATTAGCGCAAAAGCAACTTTTAATAATTGCCTTTTCCCAACTATTACAATATTACTACGATTAAGTCCATCATCGGTCATGATACTGTACCAATTCTTATAAGGTGGCATCACCTTGTAAATATATATCCTACTAATCATCTTTTTAATCTTGTTTAATTTCACGATTTTCTTTTAATTCTTCTTCACTTATATGTGTCTTGTGGTTGCCAAGATTAGAAATAGTATTTGTACTATTAGGTCCACAATATAAACACATTTGGGTAAAAGGGGAATATACCCTCCCACACTTGGGGCAAATCCATCCTTGCTGTCCGAATAATCCACTATTAAAATTTACTTCATTCATAAATTCACTCGCAAGGAATTGCGCCTTGCACTCGCTTTTCAGTTAATATACTTCTTCTTTTGTCTATCAAGCTTCCTATTCTCTCCTAACGCTTAGTCTAATAAACCTGGGCTTTTCAAGCCCTCAGACAAAAGACTTGTGAGTAGTTGATTTTTGTCCACAAACTAAATTCGGTATAGAGATATTTCCATTTATCCCTGTAACGGTATTTGTCGTTTGGGTTTGGCAACGGACACAATAATCCATCTTGTACTCCCCTGTGTTCAAACAGTTTGTTTCTGTCAAGGATTCCTACTTCCACCTTATTCATAACCGTATCATTTTATACGTTTTATAATGTTTGCAATACTTAGGAGTTTTCCTATCCGTTATTCTCTTCTGTAAAGCCATGCAATACATAAACGGGCTGATACATTGATAGTGAATACACTCACTACAATGCGCCCCTAAATTCATTATTTTTGCCATAACAATTACTCCTTTACCAGTTCTATCTTAGTGTTCGTAAGATTAACAAACAAATTCACCTCCGACATGGTTCCATCTTTCTTCACCTTGCTAAACAATGGCTCAACGTTATCAAGAAAATCAATTTTATAATCCTTAATATAGGCGTATTGTTTTGATTCAGCAGCAAAAATTCCCAAGTATGTGGATGCAGGAGTAGTAATACACACCTTGCTTCCGATAGGATACTTCGCATTGGATTCAATGTACTCCTTTTCCAACTTAATTTTCTGACTTTTCAATTCCCTTATTTTTGAATTGATATCATTTTTCTTTGTCTGAAATTCTTCTTTGTTCATAGCTTTTATATTGTTTTTATGAATGAAACATCCCTATTATCATTTTTTATTTAAATTATAATATAACTGAATAATGCCTTTTAAAGGTATCCCAAGGGGTTCGGTCTACATAAGGAGTACCGTTCCATGTATATTTGGCATAAAACATGGAACTCCATTTAATAAACTTAAAATCCCATATAAACGAGATGATATTGAACGCCAAAAATACTGCAATCTCGAATAGTGTATATATTATACAAGGCAAACACCATATAATCAAATGTATTCTTAAATATTTCATAATTAACATTCAGACAAGACCTGTAACACAATAAGCCATACAATGACAATCATCAATCGTCCAACATATTTCCACATATAGCTTTCATTATCATAGCAAAAACAATTCCAAAAAGCATAAAATCACTCCTTTCTAATATTATTGTCCACCCACCTCATTGCTCCCTTTAACGCATCAGTTGTAGACCTGTAAAACATATCTACAAAGAGAACCATCCGTTCACCTTTTATTATCCGGTACATGAAGTCTTTTTCTCCTGTGACCTCTATTGTACAGCCTTTATAATATGCAACGTATTTTTTTCTCATACGGCAAAGATATAGTTTATTGGTTTGCCAACAACTTTTTATTAACTTTTATTAATCGTTTTTCCCAGTCGTTCAGTTCTACACCCGTCTTAATTTTCTCCATAACCGAAGCTATATCAAAAGATTTGCATTTTTCATACAGATCACTCATTGTCGTTCCTTGTATGATAACTCCATTTTTTTCCCCGGAAAAATATCCGTCAACACTCTCTATCACATCCCATTTCCGTCCTTCCAGGATGGATTGTTTATTGTTCGTTCCCATTATATTTAGCTATTATATTATTCATTTCCTTGTTCTTTGCTTCCGTAAGACCTAATTCGAATATATTTTGAAGCGCAATTTCGCATTGTCGGCTAATGTACGAGATCTCGTTTGCATCCATATCACGGTTATGATATATAAATTCTTTCGCCAACTTGACGGCAAGACCTTGACACACATCGCCAGCAACTTTTTCGGATGCCATAATATTATAACAAATAATTTGCTTAATACTTATTTGCTTGATCGTTCCCATATTGTTTCGTTTTAAGTTAGTAATTTGCTCCGCCAGTGGAACTTGCACCACTTGCAAGGCGTTCAACCTTTGGCGGATAATTCGGCTTAAAAACCGTTATTTCCTGTTATTTCCTTCATGCAACCCACTACGAGCCACTGATTGTATAATTGTTCGGGTATTTTTGTTCTCATAATCGTATATTTTTTAAGTTAGTAATAGTTCATTGCAGTATTAGGGCAATATGTTATCTAAACACATGATCAATGAATACCGTATTTGTTTGCCATTTTCCACGCTTTTTGAAAACAAAATATCCGCGTATAATTGCCGTTTCTTTCATTTCGTTTGCAAAGTCATAGGCCGCTTGCTGATCGTTTCCAAACTCCTTATTTATTGATCCGCTGTTATTGCTCACCCTGTAACGTAGCTTTGCAGGGGCTTTTGTTTTGTCTGTAATAATATTCATATTTTTTTCGTTTATTTTCGTTTTTAAGTCAAAAATGCTCCCGGTAACAGTGTCGCTCTGTTTGTTGTTCTCCATACCGGGAAAATATTTCACATTATTTCCGCTTTATCTTAATTCCCTGAATGAAACAGTTTCAAAATCACTCTTAATGACCTCTATCTGTATAGGCTTAACAAATCGGTCTAATTCCTTGCGTATCTCTCTCATTTGTTCAAACGGTACGGTTACAATGTTCCCGGCAACTAACAAGTTGCGCAAAATGTTGTCTAATTCTTTGCGTTTCATATTATTGTATATTTTTGTAAAACTCACAATACAGACCGTACAGATCTATTATATCTGAATCAGTTAGTATTCTCCTTAAAACTCTTATTACTCTTATTACTCTAATTACTCTCATTACTCGTTCAAATATGACTTGGGAAGCAAAGGGAAAACTCTTAACACTTCATCAAAACGCACGTTCCCAAACTTTTTGATATATACGGAAAAATAACGTTCACTCCGCCTACGATCAATATTTATGCATCTAGGTACGTCCTTTCGATTTAACGTATTATAGTCGTTTGCGTGCTCTCTTACAAACTTAATCAATTCAGGCGTATTTATGTACATTTTGATTATGTTTTGTGTCCTGGTGCCGTTATAATACGAGCGTTTAACCTGTTTATAAGGTAGCTTGTGTCCATCATAGCTTTTCCAAAACTTGATATTTTCTTTGACAATATCCAATGTATCAATACTTCTGTTAGCTTTAAACGTTCCTATCTTAATACTTTCATTGTCAAAAATAGGAGACAATTCTTTTTCTAAATTTTGTTTTTTCATTGCTGCATTATGTTTTATAGATAATTGTAATGGCTTAATTGTTCCCGAATAAATTGGATATGTGTTTCTTGTTCATTCAATGGCAAAGAATATAATTCTTTGTAAAATTCGTTTTCACTCACAATTCTACACTTATTGTCTTTGCAATATCTTTTAAAATATTTTTCCGTGCCGTTTCCAAAACTAAACGCTAGTTTAATCTTTTCGTTACACCAAACGGAGTATCCTCCGTCTTGTATAGCTTCATTGATTGACTTATACGGGCGGCCTGATATGCCATTGCTGAAACTGTTAATAGTAAATTGTATCATAATTATATTGTTTTTGATTGATTAATAGGTAAGTTCCGCCAATATATCCGCATTGAATACGGGTAACTGTTTTGCGTACCTAGTGCGGCCGTCTAGGGGTGTTTCCGTAATGGTTAGCTCTAGTAATTTGTATATTGGTGTATTCCAGATAGGTTTTTCTAGGGCTTCTATTTCTTTGTACTGGGGCGAATCTATATATATACCTTTTGGACCGTGGTAAAACTGTTTAAAAAACGGGTGATCTTTATGTCTGCATATCAAATGATAAGTTATATGATTATATGTTATATTCTTTACCGTTCTTCTTGCCGATTTACAAATATATTGGCTACCTGTTTTGCTGTTTTTTACTGTTACCTGTATCATAATGTTTTTGTTTTTATGGGTGATATATATTTTTCATTACATGGCTTTATTTTGCCCTCTATTGGTGTTTCTGGATGGAGTATTGCACACTGTTAAAAATATATTTGGCGTGTTCCCGGGCCGCTTGCTGTTTTTCCTGTTTTGTGGGTGTTATTCCGTCGTACTTGTATAACAGTTTGGCGGCTTCTCTGATTATGGTTTTCATTGTGCTGCAATTTGCAAGGTATTCTATTGATGGCTGTATGCCCTTGTTTGCCTTCTTAATTATGCAATTTTGCAGCCATGTTGTAATATCGTATATTTCCCGCGTATTGCGTATATACATTGCAAGCAAATTGGGTATGTCGTTTCTTCTTTCCATGATGTTACGCTTTTTAATTGTTATTGTTTCTATTTTCGATGTAATCGGTTACCCGTATAGATAGATACAGGCAACCTAATAGTATTAATGTTTCGATCATTCCGTATATTTTTTGACTAAATTTTTTGCAAATATTCGTTTAGATCAATTTCCGAATAATCTACAAAATTAGGTTCTATACTACCATTGTCTACGAGCCATTCACGCACAATATCGTATAACTCATTACTTATCCCGTTATCTTCAATATATTGTTGTGCTTCTCCTGTTATCATATTATACTCCATTTCTGTATAATAGTCCTCTAGATCATCGAAGCCTAATACATTGTCAACTTTCATAAGGTTATACAATTCTTTTGCAGGTTCCCCAAAAACAAAAGCGTTCTCACCCTCCCAAGATGTTCTTTCATGTACTATATTTTCAGGGTAATATTTTTTAAAGTAAGATATTACAACCTTGTCCAAAAATGATCCACCGTATTCTGTGTACGCAAAATTAAGGTATATATCACTATGTTTGTCTTTTGCTTCCTGTACTAAACTTTCAGAAGCTACGTAAGTCCATTCACATGAAAAGTCTACTAGGTTATTCATTGTTTTCATTGTCATTTATTTTTGATTTTTCCACACTCTATAATCATTATCACTTTCAAAACACATATAACCGCCAAAAACCTTGGCAACATGTGCGGGGGTAAACGGGCAAATTTTAATCGCCCGATACCTTGTTTCAACTTGTGCAAAAAACGTTCTCATTCCTCTTCCTCTTCCTCTATTTCCGTTTCCACTTCGTCCAATACTTCCGAAATTGCCCGTCCTAATAGATAACATCGTATAGTTACGTCGCATGATTCCGCGCCTCTTTCCAAATAACTCATATCGCAACCGAACTCCGTTAACGCTTCACTTAACAGGTCCCAATTGTGACAAATGTATTCCTCAGCTTCCCACGAATTGCACGTGTATGACCCTGATGCGTTCCCCGTTACACTATCGGACACAAATAATCTATCATTAAGATCCGTTTCCACTTCGTCCCTGTTTTCAGAGGTTACTACTATATTGTTCTCATTGATATAATTCAACACGTCCTCTTTAACCGCTTCCAAATAATCGTATCTTTCCATAATTGTAATATTTAATTGTTTATTATATATTGTTTTTATTGTACTCTGTATTAATACGGGCTTGTAACCGTTACCACTATCGTAGTAGCTACATTACAATATGCGCATATCGTATATTTTTACGGCTTATTTATACGTTCCGTGCATAACGGACAAGTATTAAGGCTTATGTATAGGATACATATACGCACATACATTATATTATATTAGGGATGTTAATCGCATATCGCACTAAGTTACTATCTCCATTATCAAGTAAGACCCGTGCCTCTGCATCGTGGCTAACAATACCGCTGTTTATATTCCGCTTATTCCCTGGTTTGCGGATCTGTACCACGCTCTCACCGTGGCAAGCTGTTTCAATACGTCAAGTATCGCTTTGTCCTTCCGACACTGCAAACATACATCGTTTTTGATTAGTTTGTATATTTCATTAACATTCATTATAAATTAAGCCCGTTTTTTCCAAAATCAATACTTTTTATATACATATTTTAAATTAATATTGCATAATATTAATAGATCAGACCGTGCAAGACCTATATTATGTTTAATTTCAAGATTTTTCAATGTTAATTTGTGTTAAATTTGTTTGTAAATGTCTGAGCGTGAGGGAATTACGAAATCTTCGTAGATGTCACTTGTAAAGATATTTTATTTGTAAAGATTTCAAAATTCGATTGTCGTAGAAAAGAATTCTTTTTTATTTACAAACGTTGAGAAACGTGGTAGATAAACGTGTGTAATTACCTGTAAATCAGTGCCATACCCCCTTTTGTGGAGGTTTCGCGGTGGGTGTGTCGCTCCCGATAAATTTTTTTCTGAAAATTTTTTTTCCCCAAATTTTGCTCGGATGGCTGATTTTGCGGTTTGGAGGTGTATTTTCGGTAGTTTTCAACAAAATCGGATAAATCTTTACATAAAAAGTTACGAAAATCGTAGGTTTTTTGGTGTGTTTCGTAGGTGTGGTTGCATTTTTTATGTCTTTTTTTGCAGTATAAGTTATTGGTTTACAGTATTCTTCGTTGATTTCGTCGTTTTGATATGTATCTATACTAAATTACGTATGCAGTTTTGGTGTCTGTATGTACATGTGCTGTGTATGTCTTGTGTACGTATATATGCTGTAATAGAGCATATACGGTGTACGTGTATGTATATGTTGTATAAATATATTACTTTTAACATTTAATATGCAAATTAATAGAGAGTAGATTTTCAAAGATTTACGATTCATTTTTTTTTGACAAGGCTAAACAGCTTGTTTTCAGTAACTTATCCTCTAATTTGCGCGAGTTTTTTGACAAGTGTTGAAAAACGAAGAGTTTACGAAGTCTACGAAAAAACAACGAATTTCGTAGGTTTTTTACGAATTTTCCCGAATCAATTAGTTGCATATGCAACTATCGGTGTTGAGATTTTTTATTTTATATTAAATTAAGTCAATTTTACATTTCTTAACGTAGAAAATAATATGTAAATAAAAAAATATAGTTAAATCATTTTAACTATAATGAGAAAAATTATGACAAAAATAAAAAATAACAACAATCAACATTTTTTACTTTTCCTATTCAAAGTATAATGTGGACGTGAAAGTAAAAAATCTTGTGTCAAGAAAGATAAACTATCTTCCTTGACACGTATTTGTTAATCACGTAAACATTTGTAGTTAATTAATTTAACTAATTGTTTTCGTGTTGTTTTTTGCGCTATATTTGCAGGTGAAATCAGATAAATGTGTGTGTAAATATGGAAGAAGAACTAGAGATTAAACTTAGATTGCCCGAATCAAGGCGTGTCATTTGCCTGTCCGATGCAATGCCCGATAGGGAGCGTTGGTACAAGGGCATGAGGGTTCAGACACGGCTGTTCGGATGGGTTACGCTCGTTAACGTTGCGGACAGACAGTGTTTCCTCAAACTTGACGAGCCGTTGAAGGACGGTACTAGGACGGTTCTTGTGTCGGAAGCGTCATTCATCAAGCGTGTGCCCGTACCTTTAACTGCAAGGTCTATGGCTGCACAGGTCGCTGGTGTCAGCGTGGAGGGTGAGGTGCTGGAGTACGAGAGGAAGATGAAGAGCAAATGGGAGAAGGAGAGAAAGCGTATAGCGGAGATATGCTCTAGATACGGGTATGTGCTTCCTTCCGAGTGGAAACGGTCGTTGCGCAAGTTCGCTTCGTGGTGCGAGGACCAGGTAAGGCAGTACGGGCATATCGTGGATGCCGACTATCTCATGCGGCATGACACGTCCGTTGTGGGCGGAAGGAGCGTGGATGATCTAAGGTTCGTGCCCGATGTGGATATGGTGGATGGGACCGGGGCGAACGGGAAGCCTTCTGCCGCTCGCGTTTCACGGTGCGCGCTCATTCCCGGGAGCATCGTCACCGCCATACGTAACGCCGGGAACGAGATGGACAAGTCGGTGTCGTTGTGGCGGAACAGCTATTTCGTGAAGATGAGGCGTTTCGGGTACACGTTCAATACCTGCTGTGACGGGGCAAAGACACGTGACGATGCGTTCACATGGTTCAAGGATATTACCATACAGTACATGGCTGACCTTATAGAGTATTACGGGATAAGACGTGATTCCATCGTGTGCCGGAAGCTGGAGCACATCGCGGACGTGTATTCTTCGCTTGATGATATGGACGCACGCCCTGACATATCAACGGACGATTATGACCTGTATCCCGTTGTGATGTTCGGGAAGGTTGTGGACCGGGAGAAATCGGTAGAATCGGTAGAGAAAGGAGGGGAAAATGACTGTCGCTGAATCTGCAAAGGCTTCTTATGAATACATCCTTGATTCCGTTATGGGCAAGCTGGCGGACAAGGGCGGTGGTCGAGGCTTCCGTAAAGCCAGGGATGAAGGCGAGTGGAAACGTTCCATATCCGCTATGGTTGAGATGGACATAGCCGATGCGTGCAGGGAGTGCAATTTCAGACGCCACAGGAGCGGTTCTATCATGGCTTTTGACGGGAAGATATTCGTTCCCATGATGAAGGAGGATCTGATGCGCCTGTGCATGGATTTGTGCCGCATAAACGGTCTTAGCGAATTGTACATGACCGATACGAGCGAGCGTTTCTATCGTACCATCGTGAAGAACGTGACGCATGAGATATTCAACCCCAAGCGTAACTTCATCACGTTTGACAATTGTGTCCTTGACACGGAAACGATGGAAACGTTCGATTTCTCGCCCATGATAGAATCGTGCATACGTATCAATATCAATTATGACCCGTTGGCGCGCAGCCCGTTGTGGGAGAAGTTCCTGGACGATGTGATTCCTGTGAAGGACACACAGGATGCCTTGCAGGAGTTTGTGGGGTGTGCCTTTGTTGACAGGAAGAAGATCAAGATGGAGAAGATGTGTTACCTTCTTGGTTGTGGTAGTAACGGTAAGTCGGTGTTCTTTGACGCTGTTGTCAACGCGCTAGGGAAGGATAATGTTTCTTATATGGAGATGGCTGACCTGTCGGGTGACAAGTCTACGTGCGAGTACAATATAGCTATGATAAACGGCAAGCTGCTCAACTACGCTTCCGAGATGGGAGGGAAGGATGTGAGCGGTGGCAAGTATAAGAAGTTCATATCCGGTGAGCCTACTATGGCACGCCTTCCGTTCGGTGAGCCTTTCCTTGCCGACATGATGCCGCCTTTCATGGCCAATCTTAACAAGATGCCTTCTGTTTCGGACCAGACTTACGGTCATTTCAGACGCTCCCTTGTCATTCCGTTTTATCGTGTGTTCAAGGAATCGGAGCAAGACAGGTCGCTTCCGTTGAAGCTGTCAAAGGAATCGGCTGCCATTATCAACTGGATAATAGAGGGTGCAAGACGGTTTGTGAAGAACAAGGGTGAGTTTACGAGAAGTTATACGATAGAATCCGTTACGGAGAACGCAAGACGTGATTCCAACAGTGTCCTGTCGTATCTTTACGATTCGGGGTATGATGCTGATGGGGGAATTGAACTTGAGGCTATCCGTGACCGTGACCTGTATGTGAAATACAGTGCATATTGTATTGACTGTGGCGTTAGACCTTACAGTAAGAGAAAGATGGTTGACATGATACGCCAGGAAGGATATTCAGTCACTTCCGCATGGGATGAGAACAGGAACAGAATGTTCCAGGTTGTCCTAAGACGTAAGTACAATCCTGACGAATATCTTCTCCAACAGGCTGATGATATAATGAAGGAGGATTTGCCGTTCTAATGGTGGTTTGTTTATGGATATCATGAATAGAGGAAGTATAAAAAGTAAGTTGTATGCTTGGTTGTCTAGTATGACTATGAAGTATAATTGGCTTCAAGTGAAATTGGAGTACAAAGAAGATCGTGGAGTATTTTTAGTGTCATTTTCTCCCGTGAGCCAAATTGAACTTTCCGAAGAGTTTAACCGTGAAGCAATGCAGTTTGCAGACGAGATGAACGCTATTTATGGTAACGAAGCACCTCTATTCACCGATGAAGAAGCACTCTTTAAGATATCAGATAATGTGCAGATTTAATATTGTTTAACCGTTATTGTTTTTACCATATTACTTTAATATGTATTTTTGCTGAAAAAATTTATTGTGTATGGATAATAAAGAGATTGTTTTATTTGATAGAAGTATTCGTGTTACTTCTGATTGGTATGTATGTGTGTCTGATGCTCAGTGTGCGATAAATGAAGCTCGTAACAGGACTGGTTTGAAAAGATATAATTTCAGCCAGTGGTTAAAGACGCTTTACGTAAGTGACATGGTTTCCAGTATTAATGAGAGTGGCAAGGATGCTTTCAAGGTTGAGTTTGATAATGATTCGGGTAAGATAGAGCAGTATTGTCATTTTGGTGTGTTTGTTAATATGATTTTGTCGGCAAGCCCTGTTAGTGGTGTACTAGACAATGAAGATTGGTTTAATGATTACGTTTGTGATGTATATTCCATTGACTATCATGTTTATGAACACGCCAAGATACTTGCCGTTGGCGGTTTGTGGCGTTATACGACAAAGAATGCTAGGTTCAGTGATGATATCCGTATGATGGATGATATCATGTATTTCGTTCCCGATGGTTACAAGAATGCCGTGTATAGCCTGTTTTTTGATTTGCTAGGTACGTTTTATTACAATTGGGAGTTTGCGTTGCGTTATGCAAAGAAACTTCTTTTAGGGGATGTGGAGGAATGATTATGAGATGCTTTGTTCGTTTTGTCATGTTTCTCATATACATTGACATTGTATTTGTTCTTCTTGTGTTTATGGTTCCTACTGAGATGATGTACAGGTGGAGTGACGGTAAAAAACCTTACGGGTATGTTTCATGCCTGTCAAGTTCATTGGGATATCCTGACGATTATCGTTATACATTAAGCGATTTCTTTAGGGATTTGAAACAGGGATGGCATAATTTTAAGTAATATGGGTTCTATTGATTATGAATATATATTTGCCAATCTTGATACCGTGCTTGGGCTTCCTTTAAGGCGTAGGGGTAAGCGGTGGACGTTGCCTGCCCGGATAAATCTGGAGAGCCATAGCAGGAAAGACAAGCTGGTTTTCTATATGAACAAGTCGGGCAGTATCACCGTTACCGAGCAGGGCGGTGATTCTGTCAACCTGTTTGACTTTCTCGTGTCTTATCTTCCCGGTTGCAGCAGTGCTTCTGATGCTTTTAGGATTCTGTCAAGCCCGGATGGTTGCAGGATGAGTTTGAAGGATTTTTACGAGAGGGAGTATGATTCTGGGAAGCAGGAATCAAGGTTTGTTGATGTGAAGTATGTTGACAGGCTTAGTGATGCCGGGCATTGGAAGGGGAGTAATCTGTATGAGTACCTTTTAGGTGTTTTCGGTGTTGATTCCGTGAATGATGTGTTTTCAAGGTACAAGGTAGGGTGTCTTGGAAGGGAATCCTCTGTATTCTGGTATTCTGACAAGGATGGTAACGTATGCCATGACAACAGGATAAGATATGGGGTGAACGGCCACAGGAAGAAGGAAACCCATGCTTTCAGGAAGTTTACTACGGGTGAAGGGTTTACCCATCGTGGCTTTTTTAAGCCGTTTTCAGGGGATTATTGTAGCGATGCGATAACTTGTATGGTTGAATCGGAGAAAACCGCCCTAATAGCCTCTATGGCTTTTGGTAACGGTTTTATATGGACGGCTTGTGGAGGAATGAACCAGCTTGGAAATAAATTGCCAAAAAATGTTATTTTATTCCCCGACTTTGATAATAAAGCTATATCTTTGTGGGGTGACAAAGGACGTGTGGCGAAATGGTGGGAGTTCCCTAGCCTGTCTTTAGGATTGAAGCATAACGATGATATCGGAGATGCTGTTATTAATAATTTGAAGAGTATTAACATTAAACAATTTAGAGAATGGATATTGAATTAGAAATTGATTTTAAGGAAAATCTTCTTTCCTTGCGTAATTATATCTCTTTGGGATTTCGTTGTGACGATATTGATTTCAAGAACGCGGCTATTGCTTCCATTGATAGAATGATGGAAGAAGTATTGGATGAGCATGATGTGAATTTCTTTGACGCATTGCAGAATGCTACTGAAAACATTATTGAACTCACTACAGTAAATGATGTTAATGATATTTGCTGTGAATTTTACTATGTGATGGATGAGAATGAGCGTGTCATGCACCGTGAGTTCTTTGAAAAGCTGAAAAAATATCGTGAAAGCAAGATTGAACGTATTGTTCCTTTGAAGGAAAAAGACTGCATTGTCATGGGTAATAAGTATGTTGAATTAGGTAGCGGCAAAGAGTGTGTTGTTGACAGTATTATCCACATGCTTGCCGAGAATGACCGAATGATTAAAGATGCTGTTTTGTATGTAGACCATCTTGGTCAGCGCATAGCGTGTTCTGCTGATGAGTTTAGGAAAAAGTTTGGGGTGAGGAAATAAATCGTGACATAATTTTGTTTTAATCAATTTTATTATTATATTTGCATAATTAAAATTTGATAAAAATGAAAGATTGTGGTATTTATATGTTTTTGTATAAAAACTATTGTTATGTTGGTCAATCTATTAGAATTTCTAAAAGAATTGATGGCCATAAAAGGATGATTAGATCTAAAACTCATCCAAATATGGATAAAATATCAGACTATGATATTAATGATATTGAATTTTATATATTGGAAGAATGTAATCCATCCGATTTAAATAGAATGGAAAAGTATTATTTTGACATTATGTCTAAAAAGTATGTAATGTTGAATAAAGCTAATTGTGGTATGTCTGGTGATCGTTTTTCTGATAGGTATTTTTTATTAGATAAAACTCCTTTTCTTGATTATGTTAATGGGGATTTTTATATTGATAATATTGTTATCGAAAAGAAAGACGGTCTATACTGTTTATCTCAATTGGTTGATTTTATTTTGGACAATAGCACATATTCCGTAAGTTTAAATAACATTATAAATACCAACGAATTTGCTGAACGTATATATGAATTATATAAGAATAAAGGTCTTGAGATTCCAGCAAAAAGATGTTTAGTAAAAAAAATGAAGGATTTAGGAATATATAAGTGTGTTGGTGCTAGGGGTAATAGAAAAATATTCTGTGATTTTGGCGTGTTTGTTACTTTTGCTTATATGTCATGTCCTCCATTTGGAGCATCTGTTTGTATGATTATTGGTAAAAATTTATAAGAATAAGCATGGCTAAAGGAGAAGTAAGAATTGACGGTAAGGTGATGGGAAAGGATTACGGTAAGTATTTCTATTCTCCACGTGGTAATATGTGGGCTGTCACCTTGTGTACGTATGACTGTGATGATGGTCGTATGTTTGAAAAAATAGAGTTGTATAGAACGAAGGATCAGGCTAGGGAAGCTGCATTTAGATTGAATACGGAGGAACGAAATGGATTTGACTAATTCAAATGTAATAAAACTGCCTAGTGGGTATATATTGAAGAAGATTGACAATTGTACTTATGAGTTGGTAAAGATTGACGATTTCAAGAAAGGAGATTTCCTGTTTGCTAAAAGCAGGACAGGACATGTAAAGGATTATGTGTTTATCAACAATGGTGGTTTGAAAGCTAATTTCTTGTATAATGACAAGAATGTTCTTATCTGTAATTCAGAGTTTAACTTTTCAAACGGTTATGATATTTCAAAGGCTACTCTCGAACAGATTGCTGCCATGAGAAGGCTTTTGTCCGAAAATCATTTCACCATTGTTGATGGTGAAGTAGTTCCCATTACCGATCCTGTTGTCGGCTTTGTTATTGTCAATGATGTGATTTATCCTGCAAGCAAGATTTACAGAAGCAGGGAATGCGCTATGTATGATTTAAAGAGAAAAATAAAAAAATGAATCAAGTAAAATTCGTAAAATTAAGACGGGATGCAGTTCTTCCCGAAAAAAAAACTGATGGTGCTGCCGGGTATGATTTGTATGTTCCTGACAACACGTTGATAAGAAAAGGTCGTAATCTGATTAAACTTGGTATAGCCATTCAGATGCCATCAAATATGAAGGCTATCATCAAGCCTCGAAGTGGATTTTCTCTGAAAGGTATTATTGGCGTTGACGGGAAGTATCATGACGCAGATGTGTTGGATGGTGTTATTGATTGTGATTATACTGGTTGTATCGGTGTTATAGTGAAAAGTTTTGAGAAAGAGCCTTTCTATATTGCCGCCAAGGAGCGAATTGCTCAGCTTCTTTTCAGTAATTATATTGAGGTTGAATTTGTTGAGGTTGAAAGCCTTGATTCAACGGATAGGGGCGATGGAGGTTTTGGTTCTACAAACAATGCAGGTAAGTAAGTATGAAAACAAAAAAGATAAACAAGATTTACGACAAGGGTTATGATAGTGTACTGAACAAGTATTTTATCTTAGCCATGTTTGTTGAGTTTGGTGAAACGAAGTATGATCGTATTTTCTTTTCTGATAAGAAGGATGCGGATAACATAAAAGTTGGTGATTTGTTATGATCGGAGTTACGTTGAACAGCAAGGTTAAAATTATAAACCGTGATAAATACATTTCACTTCACGGTGAAGATTCTGTAAGCAAGTCAAATGTGTTCGGTAAATTTGTCACTGTTAAATACTGTTTTGAGAATGGTGAAAAGTTTCTTTGTGCGGATGACCAGGGTAAAGAATATATTCTTTTTTCAGATTGTATTGCTTATGTTGATCATGTTAAAGAGAGAAGCATCCTTGATGAAGCAAAGGATATCCGTAGCAATAGCAGACAGTCTGACTATGGTGATGCAGTAGTTAATTTTGAAAACATTTCCAAGATGGCTTCTTTGATTACTGGAAAGGAATTATCTCCTTATGACTGTGTTGCTGTACAGATAGCTGTAAAGCTATGCAGACAGGGATTCCATAAAAAGCGTGACAATATGGTTGATTTGGCTGGTTACGCTGATATAATGCAATTAATCGTAGACCAGGAAAATGTGGAAAATGGGGAAAAAGGCTGACAACGCTTTGATTTTTAGGAGAGTTCTAGCGGCAAGCGGACTCTCCGATACTGATGTTAACAGGAAAAGCAGAAAGCATGATATTGTGATGAACCGTGCTCTTGTGTGCTGTGTCATGCGTGATATGGGTTTAAGTATGTCTGAAATTTCTGATTTTCTATGTATTGACAGGAGTAGCATATACAATCTTTTTAAATATTCTTCTGAGCTTGACGAGAGGGTAAGGGAGATAAAGTCTAGGATAAAGGAGGAAAGATAATGGGTTTGAATAAAGGATGGGGTAAACTTCCCCTTAGTAACAATCTTCTTATTGACGATGAAAAACAGAAGAAGATTGATATAGCAAAGCATATTGATGATGCGAATGAGATGGAGTTATGGGCTGCGTCCGCTTATGTCATAGATACCAATCCTGTCTTGTTTTACAGGGCTACACACGTTGTTGATGAGGGTATGTCAGAGCGTTCTTTGCTTATGAAAGCTAAGCAATGGGTTAATTCTCCAAGAATAACCCAGATTGTCAATTATGCCAAATCTTCCATGCTTGCTTCCGATTATGTGACACCATCCATGAGGCGTGTGTTGGAAGGTGAGAATAAGGAAAAGACAAAGACTTTGATAAACAAGGATAACCTTGAATTTGAAGATGCGATAAGCCTTATAGAAAGTTTCCTAAAGCGTTCTGATATAGACACTGCTGATTTTAAGGATGTGAAAGGTGCGCTTGATATGCTTGCAAAGTTCAAAGGATGGCTTTCTGACGATGATGCTAGTGAGGATTTCTATGACAAGACCACCATAGCGTTTTTCCCATACGATTGCGACAAGTGTGTCCGTGCCAAGGCAGGGTTATGCAACAAGTGTGTATATCATCGTGAATCAACAGGTGATCTTAGTGATGACGAACGTAAATGGATAAAGGAAAACGATACATGGAAAGGGTAGTCTATGTCTGTAAGGAAAACTACTAATTTAACGGTAAGAAATAAAGAAAGGGAAAGGCGTGTAAGGGAAATAGAGGAAGAGGGAGTATTTGATTATTACCATAAATTTACTCCTGTCCAGTTGTACAAGTACCTTTCACCTCTATGTAGTATTGATGCGTTACGGGTATTACGTTTGTGCGTATTATCCGCACAGAGGGGAGATAATATGATAACGTTGAAGTTTATAAGGAGGCAACTGAAATATAAGCCCAGGCGTTCTGTTTTTGATTCATTGATAAATGCCGGATTGATAATAGAACCAGTTCCTAATGTTTTTTCCTGTACGGTGAAGGTGAACGAGTATTCTCATATATTGAGCATGATGCGTATTGATGATAATGCTCCCGATGTTGTAGATGTGGATGATTTAAATTGTTACAAAGTTGTAGCAGAGGATAATATTAGTTACCGTGTCGTTAGCAAACGGGGAAGTGTTATAAAGAGTTTTACTGATAAGAGTGAAGCAAGTGATTATCTTGACGAACTGTATTTCCCTAAAGGTGAAGATGGTGACGTGGAAGCATTGTCGAAAGAGGAAGAGGAAGAATTAACCATTTAGTTAACTATTTTTAGTATTGTTTTCTGTGTTAGTTTATTTTTTAATATTACTTTTGTCGCATGAGATATTGCTATGATAAAGAACGGTATGATTATCTTGTCAACGAGATTTTTAAATGTGGCAAGATACTTAAAGAGAACACCACTAATGGTAAGGAAGTTAGCTGGAAGGTTTTCTGGATAAGGGTGGACGCTCACAAAAAAAGGCTGTCCGCAATGAGAGAATTGGATCGGATTAAAGAAGAAAAATATAAAAAATAAAAAAATGGATTTAGTATTAAATTGTAAAGTAAAGAAAGTAGGTCAGTTACAGGCTGGTACAAGTAAGGCAGGTAATCCTTGGCAGAAGAGAAATTATCTCGTTGAGGAAATTGGTTCCATGTATTCCAAAGAGGTGTATTTCTATGTAATGGGCACCCTGTGTGATCTTCAATTGAAAGAGGGTGATACTATTACTGCCCATCTTGAAATCAGAGCAAGAGAATACCAGGGTAAATATTACAATGAAGTTGGGTGCTTTAAGATAGATATGCCGCAACCAGCACAAGCTCCATCACCTGCACCTGTCCAGCCTGAAAGACGGGATGATTTGCCCTTTTAGTATTGCAATGCTATCAGAAATGTGTGGTTTTTGCCTGTATTGATTAAATTCTTGTTTTTGTTTGCGGATGGAGGTTTATCTTTTTTGCCATATTTCGGGTTTTCCTCCATCCGATTTTTTTGTAGTTAATAATGAAACGAATAAAGAGTAAATTTCCTTTAGCTGACATATTTAATTTTGTGTTGGGTAAGTTATCCGTTTTGAAATCTATTTCTGAACCTGTAACTTTCTCTTCCCGTGATAATGCTTTACCTGCATTGTATTATGATGTTGTGTTATATGAAAAGTATTTGAATGATACAATGTCTAAACTTATGGGGTGGATTGATGATATCAATCAATACAAGTCTGTTGGATATGATCATTCTAAGTTTGTTGAGATGAAAACAAACGAGTATAAAGAAACATGGCCTTTTGATTCGGAAGATGATATCCCGTATTTTTCTTTTAAGAGTTGTTTGGTGTGTGAAGATTATAGGGATATCGTATTGGATTGCTCTGATGATGATATTACAAGCATGATGAATGTAGTTAGTCTTATGAGCCGTTTTGATGTATGTGAGTTTTTCAAAATTCCTTCATACAAAATTGAGGAAGATGGAACTATACATGAGAGAACTTTTGCAGACAAGGAGATGGATAAGGCTTCAAACAGCGTGATGATTGATGATGTTCGTTCTACTATGATTCATGTTAACAGGAAGATTCATTCTTTGGTTGACTACATAAAAAGCATTGATGAGGACAAATTTGATGAGAGCGTTGTGACAAAGATAGAAAGGGAGGTATTTAAAATACTTTATTTGGAACAAGATAGCAATTAAATCATATTGATATGAAAAAGTACATTGGAACAAAACAGATTGAAGCAGAACCTATTACAAGAGGTGATGCGTGGGGAAAACATCTTCTTAGAGAAAAACCGTCAACGGAAAATTTCGATGATGAGGGCTATCATGTTCGTTATGAAGATGGATACGAAAGCTGGAGTCCTAAAGATACGTTTGAAAAGGCGTATAATATTGCCGAAACAACAGTTGACCGTATGCAGATAGAAGCCAAAGAACTCAATGGAAGATATGTAAAGTTAGCCGCTTTCATAGATTCAGGGAAAATGGATGAAGTCGTTAATGATATGTACAACAAGTGTTTACTGGAAATGCAGTGTTGTACTATGTTCGACTATATACGGCTTCTTGATACTCTCATACAGCGTATGCAAGGTTCTGATGACGCAGAAGTGCGGAATATGAACTTTGGTATGGCGATCAAGGCTCTTAAATACGGTTATGCTGTCCGTAGAAACGGCTGGAATGATAAGGGCCTATGGGTTATCAAACATGTACTGGCACACATTGATAGCGACATTATTCCCAAGATGCAATCTCTTCCGCAATCAGCAAAAGACCTTATTCTGAAAGGCAAAGGATTCATTGACTATACAAGCCAGTGTCTTATTTACAATGAGAACACCGGGCGTGCTGATTCATGGGTTCCGTCTATTAGCGATGTGTTTGCCGATGATTGGGAGATTGTTGTTTAATTTTGGCTTAATTCACAATAATTATTATATTTGTACCATAAAAGATCATTAAAACAATATTTGTCTTATGGACTGTTGCCTGGATCTTAATTCTTTTCATAATTTAAAAGGGGTAGGGGTGGTATAGTCCTTTTCATTTATGCTATAACCACCCCTTATTTATTAGAAATGTATAGTCAGTTAAACACTAGATATATGAAAAATTTGTTCAAAATGTACAGAGAATGGAGAAATAGAAAGTTTGTGGAAAAGATAAACAAGGTCTATTTCAAACAAGATAATTACGGCAATCTTTTTATGGAAGGAAGCCTGTATGTTTATGGTAAAAACAATGGTGTAATTTCATATTGTCCGGATAAGTCATTTGATGAGGTTAAAAAGTCTATATCGGATTTGTCATGAGAAAAAAAGAACTTCTTAAAAAGTTGAGAGAGTATCAATCTTGGCGGAAAGGTGCTGACACTCCCATGATGCCGCCATCCGAAGTAACTAGGATTATTGATTCCGCAATAACGGTGATAGAAAAGTCTGATACAAGCAAGGCGAATGCTGTGCTGTTTAAAAAAAAAGTGATAGACAAACTTCACATCACTGTCGGTGCTCTGATTTTGGACGGGTATGATGAGTTAGATTCCTGTGTAAAATATGTTAATGATTTAATACGTGAGTTAGATGAAAATTAATTTGTTTGTAAATGGAAATTTGGTGTGCGACCGAAGCAAAGCGAGGGAGCACAGAGGGGCTTTAGCCCGACAGAGGGGCTTTAGCCCGACAGAGGGGCTTTAGCCCGACAGAGGGGCTTTAGCCCGACAGAGGGGCTTTATGAGATAATAGCCTTAGATGGTAGTGATATACCAGAAGAGTTTGATTTGTCACAAGCTATCATTATTGATGGTGATGTACGTGTGACGGGTAGTTTGGCTTTAGGCGGCAATATCGTCTGCAATAAATTTGTGGAGGTGTAGTCTATGGGTCACTCTAACGGTAAAATCACCGCACCTGTCGGATTGGATAGTGATGTATATCCTACTCTTGGCATCGGTCCTACTAGTGATGGTTATGATTTAGGGTATGCTTGTCTTAGCGAAAAAATTAATATGTGGAGTTATATAAAACCCAAAGAAGCGTCTAGCCCTTCATTTGACAACGCTAGTTTACCTGGTATAATTTATGATTCTGTAAATAAGAAATTAGTATATGATAGACCTAAAACATGGGCTAGGCTTACTGATTTTGATGGATACGATCATGGGGCTAAACCTCTTACAATAGATAAAGATATCCTAACTAATCCTGTAGATGCTACAAAGACAACGTTTGTACTTACAATTTCACCATATTGGGCTGATTCTAGGTATAATTGGGGTAAAATACTTGGGGGATTTACTTGGTCTAATATGAAGATAAAGGTGGAAGTATATAATCAATTAAAGAAGTTTGTGGATTCTGGAGTTTTCGTTGTAAGTAGTATTGATAGTACAGGAAAAATTTCAATTACCCTTAATCGCAATAATCTCATATCTATGGGGGATACATATATTTATATTAAGGGTTATTTTTGTGATTACAGTGGAAATGTATTATGCTTAATCCCTACTACATCTGACGGATTTATTCGTAAGCCTATAGTGGTTACACAAAGTCTTTCTATTACACTTGGAGATACAACAGCCAACGCTTCTGGATTCTCTGTTTACGGACAGTTGACAAATGGGTCTACTTCTTCTAAATGCAGATTAAACATTACAAATAATACTTCTAGTGATTACGTTGCTTCATCCGGCAGACCATACGCTAGATATAGATGGAGAGCGAAAGATGGATCTTATACAGGTCAATGGTCAGGTAATATATTGATGCCTTCGTGCACAAATATTCCTAAATCATTTACTCGTAATGATGTGGTTGATGCTGGAAATCCCCCGTCTTATGGTAATGTTACTCAATGGTATGTTGATTATCAAGTTATTATGTATTAAACACCGGATATAATATACACAAGCAATGGGCATGGAACGGCAGCTTAGGTCTGTCTGTGTGTATTCTGTATTGCTCGTCAATGCAGAACTGGCATGGATTTTTAGACGTTACTGCTGTCCTCCATCCCTTAAAATTTGGAATGTTTTTCCATGAGTTGTAATTTGCTTCATTGAAAATACCTAGAATCATCTGCTGTTCTATAACATACAACTGGCTTATACCGTTTGTAGCATATCCTCTACCGTAGTGTTTCTGTTTGCTTGGTGGAATAAATGATACGTTATATGGTGATGATATGTTGTTCCATATCTTTTTTTGAACCTCATCCGTTATTTTCTCTATATTGTTCGTTTTTGTGGACAGTAATGTATTGGCAAGATATACTTCAACAACAGTGCGGAATCTGTTTGTATTTGTGTTTATTCTCTGCTTTGTCGTTTCTCCACCGTATGTTCTTTCCATATATTCCTTAATGCCGTTGTCCGTCATTGAAATATACTCCCATCCAAGATCATCGTTTAGCTCGAGTGACAGCTTATTACTTTCCAGTACATATTGGTATATGTCGTTATATATATCCTCGCGGAACTTTTTGGTCAGTTCCAGCACTTTTTCTTTTTGGCTATCCGGGAGTTTTGATATTGACTTGAACGATTTAGCCCCTGCCAAAAGGAATATGGCTAGAAGGTCTTTAGAAAACTTCTCCGCACGCTCTTTGGTTGACGATTTTATACCGTTTGCAAGTCTTTTTACTTGGAAGTAATAGTCTGCAATCTTAGATATTTCTTCTTTGTTGATCATTGGCTTCTACTCTTTCTGTTATTCCGTTTGCTACCATGTTTATCATCAAACTCTTGAAATCACTTTGGCTTTGACATACTCCCACAGCTAAAGCAAGTGGGATTCTTGGGTACAAACGCATGATGCTTCCGAAGAAGTCTTACCCATGCTCTCCAATTCGGAAATGCCCTTCCGAAGTATATTTTTAGCAGCATTCAAATCCCTATGGTTTATACTACCGCACTCTGGGCAAACCCATTCACGGTCTATTAATTGTAGGGATTTGTTTACATATCCACATTCACAAGTTTTACTACTTGCGTACCATCTATCAATCTTATGTACGACTACTCCATACTTTGATGCTACATATTCTAGCTTATTTATGAAAGCAGCGTGCGCAAGGTCATTCATCTTTCTGCCCCACATCTTTGTTATACCAGTTAAACACAAGTCTTCAATGAAGATGTAGTCATACTTTCTGCAAAGTTCGTGAGATAATTTGAACTGATAATCCTCTCGCTTGTTATGCAAATGTTCATGTAGTTTCGCAAGTTCAATTCGTTTTTTCTTACGATTATTGCTATCATTCTTACATTTTGATAGGTTGCGGGATTTTTTGCGAATCTCAGATAGATGCTGTTTGAGGAATAGTGGGTTAGAGTATTCTCTACCATCAGATATAGTTAGATACATTTTCAATCCAAAATCAATTCCTACCGATGCACCATTATGTGTCTTTCGATATGTCTTTGGATTTGCATCCGTCACTATGACTACATAGTATTCGTTTACTCTTGAACGCTTTACAATTACGCGTTTGATATTCCCTTCGTATTCTCTTGACTTTGAGAACTTGAAACGAAATTTACGATTAAGTATCAACTCATTCCCGTAGAGTTTATATCCAGCCTGCTTATATACAATAGATACAAATTCAGCGGTTTTTTTAAATTTCGGTGGTCTTTGTGCAAGTTTCTTGAAAAAACGATTATACGCAGTATCAAGTCTTTCTATTATCTCTTGACGAACTTGACTACCAAGATAATGTCTTTTATATCGTTTGTCAAACCACTTCTGTAAGTGACACCTATTAATGTATTTTCCATATAAAGAATAATATCGTTTCTGCATGGCAAGCGCCTTATTCCAGGTGAACGCAGCTTCTCTAAGCATATCATCAATATGCTTTGTGCGTTTTGTTTTGTATAACTTATACTTAAATGCTTGCATGACTCAATTATTATTTATATCTTTGCCACAAAGATAACAAAAACAAGTTAAACATACAAATTTTTGAATAGGAAGATGCAAAAAAGATGGAAAACAAATGTGGGTTGTGTGTATAATCTCGCATACCATATAATATGGTGCCCAAAGTATCGGAAGAAGGTTCTTGTAGGAGATATTGAAAAGCGCCTAAAAGAACTACTATTGCAAAAAGCAAAAGAGAATGATTGGCAAATAGATAACATGGAAGTGATGCCAGACCACGTGCATATATTTATCAAAACAACTCCTTCTGATTCCCCGGCTTTAGTAGCAGCACAACTAAAAGGGTTTACATCACATCAATTAAGAAAAGAGTTCACTTGTCTACGAAGCAAACTACCTACATTATGGACACGTTCTTATTATGCGGAAAGTGTTGGTCATATATCAGAAGATACAATTAAAAAATATATAGATGAACAAAAACTTAAATAAACGGATTTATCCCATTGCTAAAGCAGATGGGTTTTCTCTTAAAATTACTTGTAACAAAAAAGGGCAACAGTAAAGATTCACATCTGCCTGCTGCCAAAGTAAAAACATCGTAATGGTTTCATTTAGATAGTGCAAAGTAACAGAAAATATGGTATGGTATTAATGTACATTTTCACACACATTTTAGAACGTTAATCCGTTCGGGGCGATACCAACGCCCACTATCGGCTATCATAAATGAATTACCGAATACTTTATAATGGTGTTCATTTGTTCCTTAATGCCCATCTAAATATCAACTAGCCTAATTATTACATTGCAAATATAATACTTTTTTGTATATTTGCAATGTATAACTAAACAAAATATCATGGAACTATTAGTAGAAAGAAAATGGTGTAAGCCTGATTATACTATAGGGCGTTTGTATATTGATGGTGAGTTTTTCAGTAATACGCTTGAAGATCGTGTTGTTGACGTGAATAAGAACGGAGTGTTTGATGGAAACGAGAAGAAGGTTTATGCTGAATCTGCTATTCCTTATGGAAGATACCAGGTTATATACAACTGGTCCCCAAAATTCGGACGTAATATGCCAAGACTGTTGAATGTTCCTCATTTTGAGGGTATTCTTTTTCACGCTGGGAATACAGCAAAGGATTCTGCCGGATGTATCCTTGTAGGTAACAATACATCAAAAGGCAGACTTACCGAATCACGCTATACTTCTGACAAGTTGAACAAATTGATTGACGATGCGATAAAGCGTGGCGAACAGGTTTGGGTTACGATAAAGTAGTGTGTATATCTCATCAACCATGTGTTGAAGGAGTTACGGGAGCGATGTTTTTGTCGCTCCTTGTTTTTTAGTAATAATACATTATGTACAGTGCTATACTATTCTCGCCAATTTTCCATCGGACGGTTTTCCGCCAAACAGGTGATTAATGTATGCAAGACCTTTTTGTGTGCATAGAACAACCATCACGACAAAACCTGGGTGATTCTCTCTTGGAATAGGCTTTTCTTTCATCTCGAAATACCCAGCATCAATATACTTCTGTTTTGGCTCATTCCTGTTAGCAAATAATACTCCTGCTTCACGAAGTTTCTTGAACAAAGAGTTTCTCCCAAAAGGCAAGCCAAGTATCTTTGCCGCCTGTCCTATATCGCACTTGCCTTCCATTGCAAAGGCTTTGTCGGCAAAGTCGGCTTTCGGCTGGAGCTTGGAATTTTGCTGTTCAAGACACTTAATCTTTTCCTCCGCAATCTCTATACGTTTCTGTAGAATCTGCTGGGAGCGCATCAAGATGTAATCATCATCCTTTAGTAGGGCTTCCCGTCTGTTGAACTCATTGATGAATCTTTCCTTAAACTCTCCGGCTTTTACCCCAGTGTAGCCCATGACAAGGAAACTAAAACCGTCCTTTGTCATTTCATAAGCGGTCTGTTCTCGATTTCTACTATCGATGTAGGTAATAACGCCAAAATTGGCGGCATTAAAACTCGCTGAGCATGAAAGACTTTCAATGTCTCTGACTACTTTACTATGTTCTTTCCCGAACACTTCCGCAACAAGTAACGAAGTAGTCACATCGTTGCCGTTGCTGTTTTGAAATACTAATTCTGCCATAATCTGTGAACATTTAAGATTATAAGAAATTATATGTGGCAACTTTATCAAAAAGAAAGCGGTTGCACTTTACGCTGTTCACAGATGGCGCATTCGCTACGAGAGCAAATACTATAATCTTACGTAAAGGCAACCGCCAATATCCAATAAGGGCATAAAAAAAGCCCATGTATGATATGAGCAACTTAACCGCTTGCTTAACGTAACGAATGCAATCGTCATCTGTGAACGGTACAAAGTTACGCAAACTTTCCATACTACCAAACGAAAACAATATTTTTTTGAAGGCTGCGTCTGCAAAGTCTGCTTTCGGCTGTAGTTTTTCTATTTGTTTCTGCTGCTTTTTATTTTCCAAAGCCAATCGTTCTTTTTCCTATTCGGCTTGTATAACCATTAATGCAAGCTCCTTTCGGGAAAGTTCATGCTTGTTTTCCTCACATGCGATAAAATATTTTCTAGCTTGCCTTCCCCGTTCGTTGTTCTCAATCATGGATAGCTCTTTTGCCATACTGATTGATAGAGCATATTCGATTCGTTTAGTAGCTCCTATTTCTCGCTCCACAATTTCGGTGAATGATTGAAAATCAATACCTTCAATAAAATCATAAGATTTAATACGATCTTTAATCCCTTTTACTTTCAAGAAAAGAATGCAAATCACGTGCATTAACGGCTCTCTTACCGTTATTATCACTAATAGGAATAAGTTCATTCGTTGTGACGTTCATATTTTAACGAATTGTGATAAAAAGAAACCCTCCGTAGGTGTGAACGTCACAACATACGCAGGGCATAGAAGTCGCAGATTGTTTCCTTTCTGCCACCTTAGAGGGGTTCTTAATATCTTGTACAAAATCTGTTCGATTTATTTTGCCAAATATTATTATGTTATGACGTTCACCACAAAGAAAAGCATAATTTTTTATATATCAAAACTTGTGGTGTGATTTTTTTCACATTAATCCAAGCACCATACCTACTGCTCCCCAGAATACATCTCTCCATTCGGGCACTCCTTGTCTAAGCCACTTATCGTAGATTATTTCTTTTCCTACAAGAATGAACAAGGTTAGTGCTATTGCTGTCCATACGGAGAAAAACCATTGCGCCACGCTCACTACAAGTATTCCTGCAATGAGGTGTTCCATTCCGTCAACTCTCAAATTGTTAAGGCATATATAGTCCAATGCCCTTCTTATTTTTCTTAGTAAGTTTGTAAATTTTCCCATAGTTTAGCTGTTATCGTTGTTTTCGTTGTTTTCGTTGTTTTCTTCTATCACCACCCTAGCTTCCATATCGTTTAATCTTCTGTCTTGTTCGTCCATTCTATCATCTTCGTTATTTGCAGCGAAATCGCATTCCTCTCTTGCTGTCTGTAATGATATTATTCGGGCGTTTACAAGCTGAACGATTGTGTTGTTCCATTCAGAGAAATCTATGTATGAGTATGGCTCTATGGTAGCGTTTATTCTTAGGGCGTTATAACCTGTTGCGTCACCTTCCATTACTCCTACATAGTATTTGAATATATTGGCCATGTCATTTATGGCTGTATTCATCATTTGTGCATCACTTCTCGCCCATTCCATTTCAGGCTCGTAATACATTGCTGTTGTTCCAGTAGGTCTGTCACCTGACGATGATTGCATTGGCGGAACGACACCGCTTCCGTCAAGTATCCCGTTGTATATGTTATCTATTTCGGTGAACAGTGAGTTTGAAGCGTCCATTTTACCCATGAACTGTGCATCATCTTCTGCTCCTACACGTAAAATAGAAGTTCCTCCCAATCCGTTTCTTTGAATGTTTATTCTTCCGTTTGTCTTGATAAGTAGCATTTGGAACGCCTGTCGTGTGTTGTATTCTCCTATCATGGACATTAAGAACTCGAAATCGTCTATCAAGTCCTGTACTGCCCCCCAAAATGGAAGTTCAAGCCGTAGATATACTACAGGTATAAATCCCAGGTTATGGAATTGATGCAGTTGTATGATATTCCCGTTCTCGTCAATATCCGTTGCTATATCTCCGTTGGAATCCAGTGTATAAAACTCATCTTTAGTCCATACATCGACAAGTGTGTCTGTATGTTCTTCTCCATCAGCCGATATATATGTGGTTGTATATTCTCTTGCGAAAGCTATTCTTTCGCCTCTTCTGTTTTTATGCTCATATAGTATATCTCCTTTTGAGTAGCTGAAAGACCTGTATTTTATCTCGTCCTTATCCTTATATATATATATGGCAGCATCTCCTACCTTTCCGGCTTCGCTTATAAGTTCAAACTTGGCTGTTTCCATGAGAGAATCAGTCCAGTATTCCTTGTATGTTGTCAGCTTATCCCTGTTCTGCTGGTTTGACGCGCTTTTCTTTATCTGGAATTTAAGAGGATTGGTACACAGGTGTGATACCCTTTTCTTGTGTATCATCCTTTGGAGAGGGAATGCTCGTCTTTGCAGTACGTAAGGAGTTGATACCGATTTCTTTTTCTTTTTCTGAGCACCTACATTAGCACTTTCATCATCCGATGATGTGGCATCCTCGTCTGACGGGATGCTGTCTTTCCAGTCGGGTCTGTTGTGTATATAATGTCCTGATGTATCCCATTGCGCTAGGAAATCATCCTGTGACATATATTTGTATATCAAAGTGGAGCGTCTTGGCTTTTTCTTTGTTCCTCCACCTCTTCCATCGTCACATCTTGACGGAAGTGCCACTTTGAACGGTTCTTTTCGTAATAAAACGTCTAATTTTAAAATTTCCATAGGTAATTATAAATATTTTAATTCATCCATTATATCGTTAGGTATGTCAATCATTACATCGCATATATCAAAATATGTCCTGTATAAAAATGTTCCTTCTATCAAGTCGGGCGAGCATCCTACAATCTTTTTTGCCTCCTGTTTTTTCAGCAGTCTTAGTTTCCCGTTTTCCCTTTCCACGTCACGTCTTATTGCTCTTCTCTGGTCCATCAGTGCTTCCCGTATTGTTTTGTTCACATACGGTTTGTCAAGAAGTTCCGGGTTTATACTGAATCCGCAATATCCTAGGTTTGTTCCTTTTATACGTGTTACCATCTCATCGGCAAGCTGTGCCCTTAGATCGAAATAGAATCTTACAGGCTGATCATCCTTGCTTTTGTCTAGTCTTTTCGGAACGCCTCTAAGTATTGCCAGGCTTTCGGGGAATGCGTCACGAAATGTAGGTGCTCCAAGACCGTCAAATGCCAGTCTGTTTTCACCGATTCCCCATTTCCGTAGATTGTTTCTTACCCATAGGTTCAAATCCCTAGGCTTTAATGTGTTTGACCATTCTAGGTCTTGTAAGTGATGTCCTATGAAGTGCCCCATTACACAAACGTCACCAAGACCGTATGCTATATCCAGTGTAGCACATTCAAAGTAATCGTCAAACACAGGCTGCGATGAGAACATTTCCTCCATTTCGTCACGGGTTATCCACTCGTTTCCCCCTTTTATCAGCTTCCATGAACCTAATGCGTTTATGGATACTTCCTGTGCTGTTCCTCCAAGGTTTTTCTGATAGTCGGGATTGGAAGCCATAAGTATCTTGTTATCTTCCAGCCCGGAAGCTATAAAGGTTATGCTCTTGATGTATCTTTTACAGTTTGTTTCGTCAATTTTGGTATTTTTACCGAATCTTGCGATGATATAATCTTTTGCCTGAGCAAATACTTCTTGTGGGCTGTCACCCCATGCTGTTTCATGTATAGTATCTCCATATTGAAAGAAATATCTTACTTTCCCCGATCTTTCTGGAATTGCTATTCCATCATCGTCTACCCACCATGATACCATTGCTCTCCAGAAATCGCTGTACGGATTTGGGTTGCACGCGCCTATAAGACTTGTTCTTAGTCCTGATGATGAACGCAATACCGTTTGAAGGTAGTTTATGATAGGTTCCGTTGCCTGTGAGCACTCGTCTATCGCCACCTTCACAACGTTACCACCCTGTTGTCTATCCTTAAATTCATTTACGCCTTTTTCTCCCGACAGGCAGGCATCACCGAAATAATCATATCGTATTTCACCTCCTGCGTCAAGTCTTGAAAGGCGTTTTGAATCAATATACTCACCATAAGGTTCAACCATTTTTGAAACCACTTTAAGAATACCGTCCGCTTTTTCTGCGGATGTCTTATCCTTACGGAAAACGAGCGCGGAGAATGACGGGTGGTTGCATGAACTCAGTATATCCATTCCAAGACATACGGATTTTCCTCCCCCACGATTCCCGTGAAGTATCTTTATTCCTGCCCTGTTCCTTAGAAATGCCTCCTGTGAACCTTTCTGTGGGGCAAGCATATTTACCTTGTACCCCTTGCTTCTTCTGTCCTCTATATATCTTTGGACGAAATCAAGGCTTTTATATGGTATGATTCCCCTTTTGCCATATCGTTTCAGCGATTTGACAACATCTTTAGTCTTTAATCCTCGGTATTTTAAGTCAATTTCTTCCATCGTTTTCTATGTATCCCGCAAATATAATATTTTTTTAAATATTTTTTTGCTTATACACATTTTTTAACTACATTTGCATCGGTAAGAGGTACTTACTGTGCGCAAAGGTCTTGTGCATGAATCACATAAAAAAAATAAATAGTATATGGATGAAAATGTAAAAGTCATTTTTGAAGGTATCAAGAATGCGTTGGGAGAAAGTAGCTCCGTTATTACAGATCGTACAATCGAACAGACAATTAATGAGTTCTCAGCGTTCGCACCGCAGGAAAATGCGGAAAAGTTCTGGAATGAAAGTGTTGTGAATCATTTAAAGAACACTGTGGCAGGTCAGGTAAGAGCGTTTGCGTCTGATAAGCGCAAAGAGTGGGATACAATCAAGGAACAGGAGATATCCAACTTGAAAAAGGAATGGGAAAAATCACATTCGTCACAACAACAACAACAACAATCATCCGAACAGAAACAGTTTGAGTTGCCCGATGATGTCAAGGCTAAACTTGAAGAGTTTGAAAAGTTCAAGAAAGAGTTTGAAGCTAAAGAGCAGGAGGAAAAGCAGAAGCAGATTGTAACTGAAAAGCGCAAGAAGCTGTCTGATTTGATTAAACGCCCGGAAGCGGGTATGCCTAACGAGTTGTTGCGCAACATCATTTTTGAGAACATTCAGATTTCGCCCGAAGAGGAAGATACAAGCATTCTTCTGAAAATACAGGGAAAGTACAATGAAACGTGTACGAAATACACAAAGGATGGTATTAATCCTTTCATCCCTGACAAGGGTGGCTCTAGCGATGTAAAGTCATTCATAGATAGAAAGAGAGAAGAAGATAAGGCTAACAAGGAAAACAACATTGTCAGCCGATATTACAGTAAAATTAACAAATAGTTTTTTTAATTATGAAAGCAGGAGTTCTTGCAACAAGTTATAGTAAGATTGGTGGCGCAAGACATATCTTTTCTAATGATACGTCTTTGCACGTACTGTTGGTAGGATGTAACGTTTCAGTAGAACGTATGCCTACAGTTGGGAACAAACTTCCGGCTGGTACCATGATTAAATGTGATTCCTCAAAGCAGAATGGCGGTGACATTCACTATTCATTCAGAATGTACGAGAAATCGGATTCTGGTGCTACGGTAAAAGTTGAAAAAATCATGGGTAATACAGTTGCCAAGGTTGGCATGGTTGTCGGTAAAGCACCTACTACTGCCGCAGGTACTACAACTGGCTTTACCATTAACGCTATTGATTCGTCTCATGACGAATATGACATCCTTACATTGTCCGGGGATGCAGGTAAATTGGAATTGACCGATATTTTGGTTGAAGTTACACAGGCTGGTGCTAGCGCAAAATTCAAGGTTATTCCTAATGCTATCCTGCCTTATGATGTTGACACCATTCCCGGTGCCACTCTCTATCCTTTCAACGGTGCATGGATGGTGACAAGTGAGATTTTGGAAAAACGCATTCCGCCCGTAGCTTCGGCAATCAAAAAGGCGATGAAGGATGATGAATCATATCCTTGCGTTTTCCGTTACACATTGTATAATTAATTAAATTTTTTTGTTTTATGCAAAGATCGACATTTAGTTTCTATGATTGGCATTTTTCTGGGGAAATGCAGGAACTTATGGATTATGCCAATCAGAAATTTTATAACGAAAATTGGAGAAGCTACGGAGATTGGGATGTTCCTCAGATGAGTAAATCATGGAATGTCATGGTTGACGAATACACACAGGCTACCCGTCCTGTAATGCTGGCTCCTTTGGCTGAAAAGCCTATCATGGACACTACGGGATTTGAATGGTATTCGGGACGTATTCCGAAGATGGGTCACGCCATTCAGTTTATGGAAACCGATATCCAGGAGTTCTATGAACTTGACATTCCGCAGGGCGCATTGCTTGACAAGATCCGTGAGAAGTGGTACACAAAGATGGAAGCGTGTATTCAAGGTTTCCATACCGAGTTGAACTGTATGACTTATCAGGCTCTTTCTACAGGTATGCTTAACTATACAGCCAGTGGTACCAACTCAATTCCTGTTCAGATTGACTATCGTGTTCCTGCAAAACACAAGTTGAAAGCGTTAAAACAGAAATGGTTTAGCGATACAGACTGGACACCGAACGAGAACGCTGATCCTATTAAAGACCTTCAAAGAATGTGCAAGATTGCCGACAATGACAGTGTGCCATACGATCATTTTGAAATGTCAAAGGATTTGTATGATAATTTCTTGATGCACCCGAAAGTGACAGCAGCAGTACAGGCACGTCTTGTTCCTGCCGCAGCATCTACTACAATCTATCCTATGAACAATCAGGAGATTGTTGATGTGCTGATGAAGGTGTTCTCTATTCCTGTGATTATTCCTGTTGATGAAAAATCAAAATGGAACAAACTTGGTGTGATTGAGGAAGCCAAACCGTCTTTTGAAAAGAACACCGTTGTTCTTGTTCAGAGCGGTCAGTTCTTCCGTATCAAGAACTCACCGTCAATGTATTTGCAGGATACCAACCCGGCTGTACAGATTTCCTCTTTGGAAGGCGGACGTATTGCATTCTTGCATCAGTATTCTTCTGAACCGTATGCAGAAAAGAGTTCAGGTGAATTGTGGGCGTGTCCTGTGATGAAGAATCCTAACAACCTTATCATTATGAAGGTTGACGAATAGTCAAATACAGGATTGTAAAAAGTTGAACCATGAAGGTCATTATTGATATAAATGGCGAAGGCACAGCAAAAGGCGCAGGGGAGTATTTCATTGGAGATACTCTCACGCTCCAAGCTATTCCCGAAGAAAGTGTGGAGTTCGGATATTGGCTTATTGCTGACAATGAAACATTGAAGCCGGAAGATAGACTGAAAGTTTCGGATAATCCGTTTACTATTCAAGTTACCCCTCAGATAACAGCAAAGGGTAACATGAAGGTGGAAGCATATTTCTATATGTCTATGCGTGAATATCTGAAAGCACAGATTGACTATGAGTTGAAAAACACATCATATATCAGTGTTGCCCAGAAATGGGGATTTCGTTTGTCTGATGACAGCCGTGAAACGTCTGAGATGAAGAAGGATTTGGCTTATGCTGACTTGTTGCTCATTGTTTGCACTGCCCCTTCAACGATACAGGGAAAGACGAAGAAAGCCGGGAACTGGTCAATTACCGACACAAGCAAGACTATTTCTATCAATGACAAGAAAAGATTGGAGCAACGCGCAAAGGATTTATACGCCAAATGGGGTTTGAATTTGGATGTTGGAACAGATGTTGAAATAACTAGATTAAGATGGTAGTATGGGAAAGAGTATTTTAGGTGAGGATATGTTTCCTGATATGGTTAGAATTTATCAGAACAAGAACAGTTCGGATAAATATCAGACTACCCCATATTGGGAGATGATATACGAAGGAAGGGCAAACATACAGGAAAAGGACACAGGTTCGGAAACGAATGATGTTGACAAATCCGAATATGCCGCCTACCTAGAAGATAACGATGTAACCATACCTTCCGGGTGTCTGTTGGATTGGCAGAATTTCAACCATCCGTTTTCGGACAACAGTAATAGCTGGCGTGAGATAAAGAAACCTCCATTTAACAATATGGAATTTGGTACGGTGATATACTTTAACCAAATAGAAAACTAGAATACTATGACAATCAATTGGACGGAAATAATACTTGCTTTGTTGGGTACAAATGGCATAACCCTTCTAACTTCAATGTTACTGTTTAAGCAGAAGAAGGAAAAGATGGAAACTGAAATTGATTCTTCTACCTTGGACAATCTTGAAAAGGGGTTTGCTATTCAGGGTGCTCAGTTGAAAAAGGCACAGGAAGAGATATTGAGTTATCAGCAATCTCTTCATGATGCTTATCAGAAGATACAGGAGCTTTATAATGAGATGAACAATATCAAAAACGAGTTGAAATGCGCAAAAGATGATCGAGATTCATTAAAAAAGCAGATTGAGAAACTGAGTAAACCAGTAACAAGAAAAACAAGTACAAAAAATGCAGGCAAATAACAACGATAAAGTATTGAAAGAGTTTGGTAGTAATGTCCAGCTTGCCTTGGATGCTTCTATCATGCAGTTCATGGAGTATATTGCTACGAATATCATGGATGATATAAAAGACTTGGAGGGCTTTACCAACCAAACTTTCAATCTTGAAGATAGTTATGGATGTGGCATTTACAAAGATGGGGTCCTAAAGAAGATTGTGTGGGCAAATGCAACGAAAGTTGCAAATGAGCCTAGGAAACGTAACAATGTCGAGTATTGGGGGCGTGAACTTGCCGAAGATTTCTTCAACAGTTACAAATCCGATGGTTCTGATAAATATGAACTGGTTGTCGCTGCTGTCATGTATTATGCCAAGTATGTGGAGAACTATCATTTGTTGAATGTTCTTTCAGATTCTTGGATTAAGACAAAGACAGATTTAAAAGGGGGTAAATATACTGTGGTTTTTAAGAAAATTGCAGCTAATATGTTAAACAAATATTTTAAGTGAAGTTATGGGCTACTTTAATCCTTCAACAATAAATACCACCTTGTACAATATTGTATTGGACAAGAAGATTGCTGACGATGTATATAAGGTGCAGCGTCCTGCAAGTGTTGATGATAAGGTAACTAGTTTTATTGTCGTAAACAACAATACAAGAATTGTCAGCAATACCGAGAGCGGCCCTTACGGTCACTTCGGGAAAGGCGAAACAATGGCTACGGTTACTCTGTTTGTAAGGGCATTGCCCGGGAACGTATATCCGTCTATCATGGATGCGTTGAGTGAGAAAATGGTAGAACTGTTCCCGCAAAAGACTGTGCAGCTTCATTTCGAGATATTTAATGTTTTACCACCAATGTTTGACGGGGTTGGGTTCTATTATATGTCCGTCCTGTTGAATGTTGATATTTCAAAGGATTAGCTGCATGAGAAACGTGAGAAAAAACAGTGGAGGCGCATCGGTAGATACGTTTTCAACAATTAACAATAACTTTTTAAATACAGAAAATAGAATGGCACGAGTAAATTTAGACACCAGCCCTGCTTACTTGAACGGGCAGTCGGCTGCTTTGACATTTGATGCGATTGAAATCACCGATAGTACTCAATATTCAAGTTTTAAGAATCCGAAGATTCTTCCCAATATTGAGTCTGGTACTACGGAATCCGCTGGTACTGACGCTGACACTTCTGAAACAAAGAACGAGCAGGGTGCTACCGTATTCCAGAATATCACACCGGGTACTATGGCATTTACCTTTACAGGTATGTCCACTTCAAAAGCCGCTTTCGCTTTCTTTACACAAGGAAATGAAGCAAAGGCTGAGTTGGAATTGGATAGTTTGACTGACACTGCGGATGTTTTCGGCAAGGGATCTTCTCAGAAACTGAAAGCGTTTGGTGCAAGCTCATTCAAGCAGTTTGTACGTCCTATCGGTATTATCAACGGTACTGGTGACCGTATGATCTTCTTCCCGAAGGCATCATGGGCTGTCAGCTTCACAGGTGCTCCAAGTAACGCTGGATATCTTGGATTCTCCGTTACTGTGACAGCATTGGAAGTTAACACTCAGTATTTGAAAACCATGATGGTTCTCGAACTTGACAATTCGGGAGGGGATGCTTGATGTAGACGGGTGATGAATTATTAGCCGGGCGTTTTCGTCCGGCTTTTATTGTTTTTTAACTGTTACTTTTTTATTGGTATTAACTTTTATTGTATTTTTGCCATAAAAAGAAACATAATGAATGATAAGGAATTATCTGAAAAATTGAAGCAAAAGGCTATAAGTCTTGGAGCTTGCGAAAAAGGATTGAACGAATGGGGTAACCTAGATAAATATGAATTATGCGAGATGTATATTAGATACATTGATTTCTGCCTGCTTAACAGATACCCGTCCAATGAAATATTAAAGAAGGAGTTTACAGGAGTTAGGGAGAAGTTTAATATCTTCGTTGATGATACAAACCTGTTCATAAGCAATCCTAAATGGTCTATTTTTAACGGTTCGTGTGATTGTGTTGTCACATTCAACGATTTCGGTATAGGAGAGATGTATGTCAAGGATAACAGTCGTGTAAGCCTTGTTGCGCTTGATAACAGCATAGTTCATGTTTCTTTGATTGACGATGCCAAACTTGATATTGTATCGTCTAAATATACAAGGGTATTCGTTTATACAAATACTCCAAAGAACATATCAAAGGTAGATGTGAAAGGAAAATTAATGATTAAACCGTTCAAGTTAGTTTAAAAATGGGAATATTCAACTGGAAACAACCTGACTTAGATGATCAGATAAAGATGCAGAAGTTTGCCACTCATAAATACAAAGAGGTTATGGTTGGCAATAAGAAATTCAAGGTGCGTGGTCTTAGACTGGGTGCATACGATTATATTGTAGACAAGCTGTTGATACGTGACATTATCAACCCCGATACAGCGAAAAAGGAAATGATTGCAATTATGAAAAATGACGCATCTATTCCGTACAAAGTTGCAGCGGCAGGAGTATTGAATAACTATTGGTTTTTTGAGATAATTCCTTTTGCAAGGCGTATATACGCTTGGTGGTTAAGCAGGCACTATGACCATAAGGAACTCACTCCGTTAATAGAAGCCATCGTGGAGGGGGCTAATGTAAGTGATTTTTTTACAAATACAATCCGTTTAGCGTTCTTGATAGATACGACAGCGACATTAAGCAAGAAGGATGCCATGAAATTATCTCTCGATGCAAAATCGGCTCACGAGGATCTATCCAAAAAGATTTCCCCCAATTCAGAGGAGATTTAAGGCTATTCGGAGGATTGATGATAATCAAGGACTGGGCTTTGCTATGGAAATATTCATGGAGTTATATACAGGCAGTAATAATGGACCAGCCTAAACTTGATTATCATTTTGAAGAGAAAGTTAAGTTGTACAAGGCTTCTCTTACAGAAGATTTATATAAGGAAGCTAACAAGGATGCAAGTGGCTTTATATATAGATTCAAGGAATCTAAACCTAAAGAAGAGCATCCCGATATATTACTAAAAGATGTTTTGCGATGATAACAAAATACGATCCTAAAATATATCCCCTTAAACTGTATGTTGCAGTGGGGGATGATCAATGGGGGAAAATATATAGAAAATTCACCAAACTTAATCATGACCCGATAGATACATCCAAAGATGAAATTAAGAGCTGTAATGGCATGACTATTTTTGTAAGGGAAAAAAGTACAAACCATTTAGGTGTACTTATTTGGTTATCCAACGATGGTATAGGGGTGAGAACTGTTGCTCATGAATCTATCCATTATGCTTGTAATGTATTTGGGTATTGTGATATTTCTATGGGATATGAGAATGGGCAGGATGAGCACTTTGCATACCTTTTAGGTTGGTGTGTTGAGTGTGTAATGGATAGTGTTGCGAAATATTTAAAAAACAATAAACATGAAAATTAATTTGTTTGTAAACGGAAATTTGGTGTGCGACCGAAGCGGAGCGAGGGAGCACAGAGGGGCTTTAGCCCGACAGAGGGGCTTTAGCCCGACAGAGGGGCTTTAGCCCGACAGAGGGGCTTTATGAGATAATAGCCTTAGATGGTAGTGATATACCAGAAGAGTTTGATTTGTCACAAGCTATCATTATTGATGGTGATGTACGTGTGACGGGTAGTTTGGCTTTAGGCGGCAATATCGTCTGCAATAAATTTGTGGAGGTGTAGTCTATGGGTCACTCTAACGGTAAAATTACTGCACCTGTCGGATTGGATAGTGATGTATATCCTACTCTAGGTATCGGTCCTACTAGTGATGGTTATGATTTAGGGTATGCTTGTGCAAACACCCACGGGAAAATAAATAAATGGAGTAAGAAAAAGCCTGTAAGATATGCTGATGTGGCTATAAACTCAAAATTAGATACTTGGTGGAAAGGTGATAATAATGCTAATTGCGGGTTGAACGTAAATGTCAATGGGGATGTATTGTCTAGTTACAAAAATAATACATCTTATGAATATGAGCCTCCAAGAGGTGGAAATAGCGAACCATTTAGGATATTGGATTTTGATGGGTATTATCATAATGCGGAAACGTTTTTAAGGACGCGCGTAATTAAAGATGATGTTGTTACAGTAAATTATCAAGCTCAGACGGTATATTTATATCAAGTACGTTATACGAAAGTTTCAGACAATAGTATAGTCCTTAGTGATTTGGATTATGCGTTAAGCCATACAGTTTCTAAACTTAAATTAGCTGTTGATTTGTATTATCAAAATCCGCTTACTACTGTGCCTGTTCCTGCTGTTATAAGAACTATTTTGGCTAGTACGCCTATTGAAAACGGAGGAATGGGTGCTCAAATAGAATTTAGATTTTCTGAATCTGATATTGGGAGAAATATTTATGCACTTTTTTACCTACGAGATGAATCATATCCTATGAGCGTTCCTATTCCTTGGGATAATGACAATTATCCTGTTATGATATTTAGAATAGTAAATGAACCTTTAATATCTGCTCTTCTTAACGGTATTGCATATTATGGTCAAATGAATTGGCATGATCTTACTGCTGGCATAAATCCTAGTAACCCGTTTGATATCTATACTAAATATTCAAATATTTTATTTAAGTTTACGGTTACTAATAAAAGAGAGGGGAATACTAACATAACCAAACAATATAGATTTCGTATAGAAGTTAACGGTACTCTTAATTCAGGTGGAAGCGATTCTGTATCTAGATATTATAATGCTGAGTTTGTTACAGGAATAGACATGAATCCTATGACATCAGACATAATACTTTCTGGTAAAGAAACTAAGACTGTTTATGTAACCGTTGGATCTGCCTTTGAAGATTTTGTTACAGGTACATCCAAAATGGTGCGCATTAACCTACAAGCACAACAATCTGGGCAAAATCAATGGACAAATTTAAGCATGAGAGCTATATTTATAAAATCCAGCGGTATGTAGAAACAAAAATTGTTAGGTATTTATATAATTGTATAATTAATTGTATATAATTATCTATCGTGTATAAGCATACAGACGGGTATTACCATAACATTACCGATCCTGTGATTCTTCGGATGAAAAAGGATAGTGGTCCAGCACCTAGTTCAGTAGATAAATAAAATAAGCCCGAAAGTTACACGAACTTTCGGGCTATTTTGTAACCTGAAAACAATATGAAACCGATACCTATGTATCCAAGATTGATTAGTATTTTTTGCCATTTAGACAATTCCTTTTCTACCTTTACTTCTACAATTTTCTCTACGGTTATTATCGAATCTTTCGTCACTACCGTTTCTTTGTCCAAGGATGGAATACTGTCTTGTAAAAAGTCTTTCTTGTTTTTCAAACTATGAAAAAGCCTGCCATCCGACATTATTTTAGCGTCTGATATGGCTAATGATGTTTCCAAGTGTGAACTATCTTCAAATGTTGTATGTTGTATGTGTTCTGTTGGAAGAGTTATTATTTTTGATTGCCATACTACTCTTTCCGTTACTGTCGTGTTGTGGTCTACTATAGTTGTATTTGTCGAAGATGGAAGTAGCTTGCGTGAACAAGAACACGACAGTAACAAAAAAAATAGCAATATAGAAAATGGCTTATTCATCTACTAGATTTGTTGCGATAAGCGAGATAAATTCCTCCTTCGGTATTTCCAATGCTTCGGGAGAGTTCCATTTCACTTTAATTGCACCGTCAGTACCAATAAGTTCAATGATTTTAGCGAATCCTTCAAAAGCGAATTTTCTAGGCTTCATATCACATTCCTCTTTCATTTTCTCTTGGTATGCTTCGGAGTATGCTTTGTTCAGTTCTTCTGTTTCCTTGTTGAAATCTTCTTCTGTTTTTCTGATTTCATCCGCTTCTTTCTTTTCCTCTTTTGTCGCATCTTCCTTTCCGTCAATCTCTTTCATGTGATTGATTTTCTGTGCGCGCTCGTCATATCCTTCCTTCTTTATTTCTTTAAGAACCTGTTGCATATCATCATCGAATGCTTTTGCAGCTTTGTCGTAAGCGACACGCATAAGCATGATTTTTGCTTTCAGTTCTGATGGAAGTTCCTTCCCTTCTAGTGATAAGGGGATATTCAAGAGAGTTAATCTCTTTAAAAACATTTCTTGGTTCGTCATTTTTCTTGCCTTTTTTAGATTGAAACTGATGAGATTCCTTTCGTGTTAATGTATTTTTTCACATCGGTTACGAAAGAGTTGATGATGGTAATGATAGCAATTTGTGCTTCCAAATCGGGATGATCGTTGTAGTTGATTGCGATACCACCGTTCTGATTGAAATAGAATGTGGCCAGTTGGTTCTCTGATTCCAATGACTTCACCTCTCCGCCATCAAATGAATCAATTGTTTTACCGTTTGATACATTTACATTCGCGTTCACCTTGTATTGTTTTTCCACATTAGCTTCATTGCTGAATGTTACGCTGGCTGAATTTACGCCAACGAGTGTTACTTTGTTTTCTTCTATAGCCATAGTTAAAAAATTATTTTATTGCAAAGATAACATAATCGTTTTTATCTACCATTTTAAATATGTTAAAAAAATACTAATGGATTTTTGTTTGTTGTAAATCATGCTCTTGTGCTTATTTTTGCTATTTTTGCAATAATTAAAAAACAATAACTATGGCTGATGTTGATTTAGGAGCATTAAAGTTTAAGATCGGTCTAGATGATTCCGGTCTTGACAAACAGATAAAGGATATACAGAAGAAGTTGCAGGACACCTTTAACCAGGAGATGTCCTTCAAGCCTATGTTGACCGATATAGGCAAAATGAATGACGAACTTAGCGAGGTTGTAGATAAGATAAACAAAGCGAATGAAAACGCGTCCAAGGTAGGGAAAGGTAAGTCGAACAAGAAAATGGATATACTTGTTCAGATGGAAGAGTTGTCAAACAAGATTGTCGAAGCGACAAGGGAGTATGACAAGCTGGAAAAGACTTACCGTAACCTAGGCAATGCAGGCGGAGATAAGGGGATGGCTACAAGAAAAGCCAATCTTGAAAGTCAGAAGAAAGCGATAGATGATCTTGTGGCTGAATTGAACAGATTGAAAACGGCATATTCCCTTACTGCTAACAGTGCGCCCAAATTGTCCATTTCCGATGAGAGAGAACTTAATCTTCTACGCCAGCAATACGAGATGGAGATTGCACGGACAAAGGAGATGGATAGACAAGCATCAAAGCAGGAACAGGCGAATAAAAAGATGCAGCAGACCAATCAGAAGTATCTACAATACCTTTCTGGTCAGTCTGGACTTGCCCTTGGTATGCCGGAGGGAAGTGCTGAGGACTTGAACAAGAAAATTGCTGCCATACAAAAACGCCTTGAACTATTGAATAAATTTAAGGTTGATATTCCTTTAAACAGCAATCAGATAACAAAGGCTGACGCTCTTATTCAGAAATTGCAAGGCAGATTGGAGAAGTTGCAATCATCTTTAAGAAAAACATCAACGAATGAATTGTTGAGCATCAATCCTACGTCTATCAATCAGGCTAACAATCTTATTTCTGAATTAACGAACAGGCGTAATGCGCTTAATACGACTGACGCAAACTATAACCGTACCCTTACTCTTCTCAACAGGAAGATACAGGAACACAACAAGTTTGTAAACGAAGCCACATCCTATGGAACAAAGATGCAGCAGACCAATCAGAAAAATGCCGCAAGTTCAAAGGAATTTACCGAGGAACTGACAAAGCAGAGCAGAATGATGCGTGAGTTTGTCAATACGATAAAGACTTATGCCGGATTCTACTTTTTCAGAGATATGTTTCAGGAACTTGTTGCCATTCGTGGGGAGTTCGAGCTGCAACAGGTATCTTTACGTGCCATTATACAGGATGCAAGACGGGCTGACCAGATATTCAGTCAGATTAAGGGGCTTGCTGTAATATCTCCTTTCCAGTTCAGTGATTTGGTTGGATATACCAAACAACTTGCAGCATTCCAGATACCTGTCAATGAATTGTACGGTACAATGAAAAGCCTTGCGGACGTTTCCGCAGGTCTTGGTGTTGATATGGGGCGTATTATTCTAGCTTATGGACAGATAAGAAGCGCAGGTGTATTGAGAGGGCAGGAATTACGTCAATTGACAGAGGCCGGTATTCCTGCGTTGGATTCATTGAGAAAAAAACTGGAAGAAGTAAGAGGCGTGGCTCAAACTACTGATGATGTGTTCAACGCCATATCAACACGTCAGATTCCTTTCGAGTATATTCGGGAGATGTTTACCACAATGACGGAAGATGGTGGTATGTTCTACAAGATGCAGGAAATACAAGCCGCATCTTTGAAAGGTATGGTAAGTAACCTTGCCGATTCATACAAGATTATGATGAATGACATAGGCGAGGCGAATGATTCCGTTCTGAAAGGTATCGTTGGAAGCATAACCGATGCAATGAACAACTGGAGATACTTCTCTAAAGCAATAGAGGGCGTTGCTGTCGGATATGCCGCATTGAAAGGATTGCAGATGGCTAGAACGGCTATGCTGGGGAAAGAAGTTGTTGCAACAACTAATGCAATTAAGGCTGAGAAATTACGGGAAGCACAGTTGCTTAAGCAGGCTGCAATGTACAGAACGCTAACTACTGCCGAGAGATGGAAGATAGCGACAGCATCAAAACTGTCTGCCGTAGAGATAGCTGCTGCCGTTAATTCGGGAAAGATGTCAGCAGAGATGGCAAAACGTATTCTTGCCACGAATATGCTGACACAGGCTGAACGGCATCTTCTTGTCACCGAACTTAAACTGACAGGTGCGGAAGCTGCAAGAATGTTGTCTATGACAAAAACGACAATGTTGATGAATAGATTTAAACTGGCAACATTCGGTTTGACAAATTCATTGAAAACATTGTGGCTTACGATAAAGGCTAATCCGCTCATGACGATACTTACTGTTGCAGGACTTGTAGCGGAAGCGTTTCATATTATGTCTGCACGTTCGGAAGAGTTCAATCAGAAGATAAAGGATAGTGCAAAGTCTTTCCGTGAATCATACAGTGATTTGCAAAAAGACCTTGACAAGATAAACTTCGATAAACTCACCCCGGAAAACCTTGAACAGCTTGACACGAAACAGTTGCAGACGTATGAAGAAACACTGACTGGAATATTGTCTAAATATGGCAATATGGGGCAATATATAGTACAAAACAGTAAGAAAATAGATGATCAGAGATCTCGTGTGGAATATCTGCAAAAGTCAGCATCGGAACTAGAGCAGGTTTATAAACGTGCTGCTGAAAATGCGGATATAATGTTCAAGGCGGATAAGGCAACATCTACGGGCGTATTTGGCGATTCATTCTCTGATATGCTTAAAGATTACGAGAAATCGTCTGTAAAACTCACTTCGGCAAGTAAGGATATAGAAGAGTTTCGTGGGCAGATAGTACAGGCATCCAAGGAGATTATAAATATGGGTAAGGGTACTAAGGAATGGAGAAACGAACTTACCGAACTGATAAACAAAGGGGCTTCGGCGGCTACTATTGTCGAGAAGATACGTTCTTTGGCTGAAACGTCAGGGGATGCGAGAACATTTGAAATATTCAAGAACAAAGTCCATTTTGACAGTGAGGAATTGTTGAAGGAATATGACAAACTGAAAGTAGGTATAATGGGCGAAACTAAAGAACTTGAAAAATCATTTAATGTTTTTGCAAACAGCCTTGATAAAGAATTGAAAAAAGTATTTGCTGGTATTGACCCAAATAAATTAAATGATGCTCAAAAGGACTTTATAAGGATTCAGTCTGAAAATTTTGCCACAACTAGCGAACTTGGGGAGAATGCTAAAAAATTGTTTAATGAATTTATTGACAAAAAATATGCTGTTAAAATAGAACTTGACGATAAGGAAGCACAAGAAGGTTTGACGGGATGGAAAAAATCTCTTGACGAAATTACAGGGCATAAATGGACTATTGCTATAAAGGCTGCCGATGTGAAATCTATGGAGGATTACTTTAAATCGGTAAAACAGGAATATAAGGACGCCAAAAGTTCAATAGAAAATTTACAGCGTACCATTGATATGTATGTTAAACAAGGAAAGGTCAAGAAACTTGGCGATGAGTATCAAATTACAGGAATTGTAAGCCCTTATGAAGCCGAGCAAATACAACAGACGGTATATGAGATTAACGTTGCGAATGAAGCGATGTCGAAAGCTACAGGAACAGCAAAACGATTTAATCTTGAACTAGAAAAGCAGAAGAAGGAAGCACAAAAAAGAGATCCTCTTGCTGACCTTTGGAAAAACAGGTTGTCATTGCTTGAATCCGCCTATTCCAAGTTCAAGGATTTGAGCATTAACATAGGTAAGGAAGAAGCCAAAAAGCAGATTGAATCCATCTACGGTTCACAGGCGTTAAAACTTGGCGTAGACCTTGTATATGACAAACAGGCTATTGTTGACAATTACAACAAGGCTGCAAAGGAATTGGAAACACGTGTTCCACAGGATGCTGTTAAAAATGCAAGGAAAGCAGCCGAATTGTCCTCTGAAATTTATGTTGATGCAGCCAAGAAGGTGATGAAGAGGATTACGGATGAGTTTGACAGATACAAGAACAAGTATGACTTTTACAGTGACATACTTGGAATAACAGGTGATTCCGAACTTGCCTTAGATCTTGCCGTTCAGTTTAGCGGTGACACATCTACTATGGCTGAAAGTTTTGCAGCAGGCATATATAACAATCTGCAATCCGCATTGGCAGGAATGAATCTTGACCTTGGCGTTTCTGTCGTGCCCGACACATCTTCATTCACCTCAATGAACCAGTATATAAATCAGATACAGGAGGCAATTAAGGGGAATAAGAATATCGGAGAAGATCAGAAAGAGGTTATCCAAGGAATGATTGATGCATGGAAAGGCTACTTTGGTGAGATGGCAAAGCAGTATGCTAATGACCTTGAAAAATATGGTGACTACTACACCCAAGTTGATATTATTAGAGAGAAGTACCGTCAAAGGATTGAAACGGCAAAGGGTATGGGCAACACATCCTTATCTTCCGCATTGCAGAAAAGCGAAGAGATGGACTTGTTCAAGCTGACCACAGACTATCAGAACTTCTTCGGTGCTGTTGAAGCGATGTCTATGGAAGCTGCAAATACTGTAGCTGACAAGGTAAGGGAAATGCTCAACAGCGCATTTAGATCCGGTGCTATCAGCGCAAAGGAATACATGAAAGAACTTGAACGTGTGGACAAGCAGATAGAGAAGATGATGAAGAATAACCAGTCTGACTTGCAGACGTACATGAAAGAAGGTATTGAAGGTCTGTATAACAAGCGTTATGATGCAGGAAAGTCAAAGATGATGGCAGGCATGAATGATATGCAACAGGCTATGGCTGACATCGAAAATGCTTCCAAGGCATACGAGGACGCGATGAAGAATGGTAATGAAGAAGCTGCCAACGCTGCGTTGAGTGCCAAGTCGGAAGCCGAATCAAGATATAAGAGCGGACAGGAAGCTGTCAAGACTGGTAAAGGAATGATGGCTGCCGCACAGAACGCTTTGCAGACGGTGAATCTTATTGACTTTATCATAACCAATATATACAATGCTATAAAGGCTATACAGCAGATAATTGCATCCGTGTCCAACCTTATGGATTCTATGGGTAAGGATACTGACAGTGGTTTCATGCGCGAGATGAACCAGTTCTCGGAAGCTATGGGCGTTATGAATGAAGGAGTGAAGAAATCATGGGATTCATTCAAAAGCGGTGATCTTGCAGGTGCGATAGGCTCGGCTATATCCATGCCGCTTGATGTTATCGCTACGTTTAACAGGCAGCATGACAAAAGGCTTCAAAAACATATAGAGAATCTTGAATTTGAATCAAAGAAGTTGACCAATATCTATAATATGCTTGAAAAGGAATTTGAGCACATTATAGACCCGGCAAGACTTGATGAGGTGACATCCCAACAGGTTTCCAACCTAAAAGAACAGTTGCAAATTCAAAAGGATATTCTAGCAGCCGAAGAAGATAAGAAAAAGTCAGATAGAGAAAAAGTAGAAGATTACAAACAGACAATAAAAGAATTGGAGTATGAGATAAGATATTATACGGAAACGCTTGCCAGCGAATTGTATAGCATTGACTTGAAAGGCTGGGCTAGTCAGATAGGTGACGCTCTTGTCGAAGCATGGCTGAAAGGGGAAGATGCAGCTAAGGCGTACAAGAATACCGTAGCGGACGTTATGAGGGATGTTGTTAAGAGTTGGGTACAGCAACAGTACATAGAAAAGGCAATGCAACAGGTACAGACCACATTATTTGGAGCAGACGGTAAAGGTGGTATGTTTGCAGACAACAAGATAGACAAGGATGAACTTATAATACTAGGAAATGTAATGGGTTCATTGGAATCAGCCTTTGCGGAAGCTGGAGGTGTAGTCAATGAGATAAACAATGCACTAGGCGGAATGCTTACCGAAACGGAAGAGAATGCGGAAGGTCTGTCCAACGCCATTGCAGGTGTTGACGAGAATGCATTCAACCAGGCATTGGGTTATCTTAACGGGATGAGATACGAAATGGTTGTCCAAAGCGATCTTCTCCGTCAGTTGGTATCGTTAAACGGTGGTTCGGCAGGAACGGGAGGAACGAACATGACAGCCATACAGCAGTCACAGCTTGAAGTTCTCACCCAGCAGCTTGCCGCAACTATGGCGATAAAGACAGCACTCCTAAGTGTCGTTTCCATTGCCCCAAGGTCAGGCGGAAATGCGATAAAAGTTATAATTGACTAAAACAAACGCCCTGCTAGCTTCACAGTTGGCAGGGCGTTCCAGTTTGATTATGAACAAAAAATCCAATCACTTGAGGTGCTTAGCGGAATCGAACCGCTGTTGTCGGTTTTGCAGACCGTTGACTAAACCACTCATCCAAAGCACCTATTATGATGCAAATATAGAAAATTATTTTTTAAAACTAGATGGTTTCTAAGACTATTTTTGTTATTTTTGCACTAATAAACAATGTACACGAATGGCTATAGCTAAATATTTTATAAAGAAAGGAAGCGATACGGCAAAGGATTTGTATGCCACATACAGGCTGTATATACTTGAAAGCAAGGGATTATGGGATTTGCCGACAAGAAAGGAAGCCTATGCCGAAAAATGGTATGACAAGAACGGTCAGAAGGTGTACGAACCTGTCACGCCTGTTTACCAGCCAACGGAAGGAAGCATAACATTTGCCGCTTTGGGAGATGTGGAAACGGTAAAGACGAATATCCGTTCGTTCTATTCATATATAACCAATGTGATACCTGCCACTCCCGGTACGCCATACGGTTCATCCTCTTTCTCTATATGGAATGATGTATGGGGAGAATCGGCAAAGCAGGTGATAAGATGCACGGGTTTTGAAACAGGCGCAAAGATGAGTTATCAGGACGTTCAGGACTTGCAGAACCCGGACCGACTTGTGTCCGCCTATACATTTTCGTTAAATTTCAGTATTGACCAACCAACGCTTTAAAGACCAATGATTTTACAGATTAAAAGAGGAAATAGGGTTATTGCGGAGAGTGCTGATTTTTCATACAGCCCGTCTTTGCAGGAAGTGAGAAAATTGACTTGTGAAGTCGTTTCCGTTGTTCCGATAGAGTTCAAGGCATACAACTCAAAGAGTGAATCGGAATACGATACAGTCGTATATAACGGTAATACATTCATCCTGTACCAAGCCCCATCGGGAGATAATCTTAACGAAGCAGGAAAATACAAATACTCCCTTCTGTTTTACGGTAAGGAGGTGCTTTTGCAGAATGTAGCGTTTCTTGACATAGTAAGCGGAACAGGCGGTGAGATAAACAAGATAAGATACACACATGGCGGTCTGTTCCAGTTTTGGGGTGATGCAAAACAGCTTGCCGCACGTATAGAAGCAAATATAGAATCTTACAATGCTTCATTGGACGTGGAATATACAGGCATTGGTACATGGACATTGAATGTGGATGCAGAAGGCGAACTGACAGAGGATATGATTGACATAACCGATGGGACCAACCTGTTTGAAGCATTGAAGAACTTCTATGACAAGTTTTATCTCAACTATTACTTCTCAACCACAGCAAACGGTGGGATAATAACCATTACAGATAAGGCTAGACCGTCCGTAAACTGGACATTCAAGCAGGGTGACGGTGGGGGTGCTGTAAAAGTTTCCTCTTCCGTAGATACAAGCACTCCCGTCATAACCCGAATCATACCACAAGGCGGAAGCAGAAACGTTCCGCCTGAATACAAGAAGGACGCTAAGCCTGCCGATGAATCACGTTATTGCCCGTACATCCTTCTTCCGAATGATTCTGACGGGAATATAAGATATTTCATTGACAGTGAATACGGATTGAAGAACTATGGTGTAAGAGGGAAAACCATATCAAACACGTTCAGTGGGATATATCCTTCCATCAGAGGGAAAAAGCTTGGCGATCTGTACCCGTCAGGACTTCCCGAATGGGATACATACAAGGCGGATGGAGAACCAGACCCTCAATCGGGAAAGGTGGCAGGTGAGGGTGCTAGCGCAGCAACACGAATAGATAAAATCATCGGGTCTACTCCTATAAAGAGTGATGATAGTGACAGTTTCTTCATTTATATGACCTCTCCAGGATTCAACCTAGGGTACAAGGTATATGAGGACGGTGATTCATCCGACAAGATAAACGACAATGTGCAGCCCCAGTACAAACCCCATGCTATGTTTGACAAGTACAGGGATTTTGAGAGTTTTGATATATATGGTACAAGGGCATATTATGACCAGCCTGTAAAGGTTACTGCATCATTCTCAGGAAAGATGCTTTTCAGCATATTACCTATAGGAAGTGATGCTTTAGGGAAAAAGGTTAAGATTAACCTACGTATGGTTTTAAACCGTGTATTGGGTCAGGCTTCTCCTTTGAAAGAGGTTGTTATCGGAGAGGAAGGTGCTACTGGTATGCTTGAAATACCTTACGACAAGACCTCTCTTGTAGGATATATAGAAAAAGGTCAGAATACGACAGTCACCATACGTGTTGAGTTCACGTTTGATTCAGATGTTCCTGCCGGAAGCTGTAAGATAGGCTTTAGTGAGGAAATGACCTGCAACATACATTTCGGTAATCAGGACGGATCACAGGACAGGTTCTATTACAAATACGCTTCTGTGACGGATGCGGTGTTCAGTATGCGTACAGGAACTTATACAGGCACGGAATTTAAGATAAACAAAAACGGTATTATTCCTCTTTACGGTGAGGTGAACGGTGATACGGGGGAAACGGAAGAGGATGTTGCCATGTTTAATAAGGGGGCACGATATAAAATATCATGCTACAGAACGGATAGCGACAATGCCAAACTTCCGCTTTATACGGATGGTAAATCTCCTTCAATTACAGCAGGAACGGAGTTTGTCATTCTGAATATTGTCATGCCCGAATCTTATGTGACAATGGCTGAGAACACGCTTGAAAAGGCGGCTCTTGACTACCTGTCAAGATATGACCATGAGAACCGAACCGTTTCACTTGACATATCTAGCGGATTTGTTGCTGAGCATCCTAACCTTTTCATTGACTTCATAGAAGGAAATATGCTAAAGGTAAGGGATGATGGAATAGGCGTGTTCGATTTCTCTGATAACGGTCAGATAGTGGATATGCAGTTACAGATACAGTCTTTGGAGATTAAATACTCCAAGGAGAATATGTTCCCGTCATATTCATGCACCATTGCAAGAAGAAAGATATTGTCTTTCTATGAACGGCTGGCACAGGAGAATCAGACTACTTCAACACAGAATACGACAAATGTAACATTAGGTGGAAGTGGTACGGGAAGCGGAACGAATATTTTCTCTGAACAGCTACTTAATGACCTTATTGCATCGTTTCAGAAGTTCAACGGATGGTTTGAATGGGATGAAGTAAACCAAGCGTTACGATGCAAGTCAGCGTTCTATACAAACCAATGGATATCAGCGTTGGGCGCACAGAGTGGTAGCGGAGAACCGGGAGGTGGTGAAGGCGGACTGATTAAGGCCGTGTACGGATTTGCCGATTTAGGTAAGACGTTTGACGATTCCAACCTTAGCAATACATTCAACGCATATACCATCAACGAGATATGGAAGCTAGCCAAGGAAGGCGGAATGAATACGGACAAATTGTGGCAGGAGTTGGGAAAGGATGATCCGACAAAGAAAATTCACATATCCCATCTTCCTGACAATAAATTTGTAACGCTTGATACGGAACAGACAGTTACTGCAAGCAAGATATTCACTGGTCAGTTGTCTACGGCAAATGTAGTTCCTAGCGTGAACAACGCATCCACACTTGGTCTTGAATCGAAGAGATGGGAGAATATTTATGCTGTAGATGCCAACATAAGCGGAACGGTAAAAACACAGGCGTTGCAGGTTGGCGATATAAAGATTATATATGATTCCGTAAACAAGGCAGTAACATTTGAGCACGCGGACGGAAATACGGAAATAGGCTTCTATACCAGAGGATGGATTTCCGCTTTAGGCGTATCGCCTGGAGGAAGCGGAGGAAGCGGTGGTGACGGACTTGTGAAAAACGTATATGGTTTTTCCAATCTCGGCACAACCTTCTCCGATTCAGACCTTGACAATACGTTTAATGCGTACACGATAAACGAGATTTGGAAAATAGCGAAGGAAGGTGGTGGTATAAAAAACATCACCCAGTCGGGAAGTGGAAATGCCGTAACAAACATGGCACTTAGTTCTGACGGGAAAACCATCACTGCCGTATTCGGAGAAACATTCGCTAGACAACAGGATTTGGGCACGCTTAACAATACCGTAACACAGTTAAGCAACAAGTTGAACAACTTTTTAGAAGGAAGCGATGCCGATAACATTATCAACAAATGGAAGGAACTTGAAGCATTCCTTGACGGTCTTACAGAAAGCGACAATCTAGCCGAACTTCTCGCATTGAAAGCGGACAAGACCATAACGATAAGTGCAGGAACTGGTCTTACGGGAGGTGGAAACCTGTCCGCAAACCGCACATTGTCACTGGCTACCACGGGGGTGAATGCTGGTACATATACGAAAGTTACAGTAGACACCTACGGGCGTGTTACAGTTGGTGATAATCCTACCACTTTGGCAGGGTACGGGATTACTGATGCCGTTACCTTGACTACTGCTCAGACTATTTCGGGACAAAAGACATTTACCAAGAATATTCTGATGAATAGTGGTATCGGTCTGTCTTATGGCGGAAATACTGTTTTCCGTAACACGACAGGCAATACCGTCATATCAAGCTATGGAAATGAGGGTATGATTTATTTCCGTCCTAATGGAGATACGTCAGATGTAGGAGTAATACAAATAAACAAACAAGGACACCTCAATGGCGTTTCAGCAGGATTTACAGGTGGCGTTTCCGCAGCACGACTTACAGCAAACGAATATATACAGATAGGAGATGCCCAACTTGTTTACGATTCGGCAAACAAGGCTCTGAGAGTGAAGCATAGAACAGACGGAAACACGGTAGGATTCTACTCGGACGGTTGGGTATCTGCTCTTGGCGTGAAAACAGGTGGTAGCGGTGGTGGCAGCGGTGTTGTAAATACCGTTTACAGCTTCGCAAACCTTACTGACGGCACAACCTTCTCCGATTCAGACCTTGACAATACGTTTAATGCGTACACGATAAAGAAACTGTACGACATGGCTGGGCAGGGAGGACTTGACGCTGACGCTATGTGGGCTGAATTGAAAAAGGCTGATTCAAGTAAAGTCATAGATGCAAGTCATATCCCTACTTCCGTATTGGACGGTAGATGGGTGAAAAAGGCTGGCGATACTATGACTGGAACCCTTACATCCGCTTCCACTTCCGGCGCAATCGTATTCAAGGGAGTGGAAAATTGTGATATTACCAATATCTATAAAGATAACGGAGTTATCAAGAACGATGATGGTGGGTTTACTTCTATAAGAAACGGATTAAGGTTCAACTGGTATGACACCTACTGGTATATAGGAAACCTTAGAGGAAGTAGTACGGATAGTGCAGGATTTGGTGTCGTAGACCATAACAACAAGCTGGTTTTACGTGTCACTCCAAATGATGTAAGAGCGCCTAGATTCATGTCAACTGTTGCCACAGGGTTATCACCTTTGATAGTTTCAAGCAATACAACCGTAGATAATCTAAGTGCGGATTTGTTGGACGGATACCATGCGTTCGGCACATCAAACGCCCTTATAAAATACGGATATACGGTAGGAGGCACTGAACCTGCATGGTGTAGAATAGCTACATACTCCATACGTAATACGGAAACAATGACAGACGTTTGCTTTGTGCTGCACTCATCCTTTAGTGATTTGTTTGGTCTGTTAGTTGTCAAAACTAGAGGTACGGCTGTAGTGGAAGGTCTATTGATAGCATCATACAATATCAATAGGTCAAACATACGTATCTATCATGATGCGGAAAAGAAAAACATAGAACTGTACTGTTATGGTGGAAGTAACTATTCCATAATACAAGCCAATCTGTTATACAGCCATGACCGAAACGGAGGGGCTAATACGAATATAACGCTATACCAAGCAGATACAAAAGCACCGTCATGGAGCACTTATGTAAATCCTGTATTTGTAAACTTGCAGAACTCTTCCGAGGTGGCTAAAAAATTGCAAACCCCAAGGACTTTATGGGGGCAGTCATTTGACGGTACAGCCAACGTAAGCGGAAACATGACGGGCGTAGGTGACATAACGATGAGCGGTGATTTGAAGATAGGAAACGGTACTTCTCCCAACACCATATATTTCTATGGAACGACAGGAGATTCACCGGGTGGCTATAATCATACATTTATTGCCGAAAGACTTTGGGGTGGTATAGAAAGCAGTGAACTGGTATTATTTAAAGGGAATGACCTAGGTAACGATAATGAAGCTGTAAATGTAAGTAATTCGGGTCCGGATAGAATACGCCATATAGCCGCTGCCCACCTGTTCCAAACATACACATCACCTTTAGCGGGTTCAGTGGAGGACGTATGTACAAGTTCTGCCTTGAAAAGTTTATTTGGTATAGCAGCGAACAGGGTTACAAGTTATGTTCCGTTTATGTCTACCGTAGCAAGCGGTACGGCTCCATTTATTGTGGTAAGTAACACTGTTGTGGGTAATCTTAATGCAGACCTTCTTGACGGATTTCACGCTGAAAGGTTCTTGTTAAGTGTAGGTAGAAGTGATGGTACTTTTGACTTAAATACTTATTCTGAAAGAGCAATTAAGGAAATAAGAACAACAGAACAAACTACAAATAACGCCCCTTTTGCTGGATATGGATTATTAGCTAACTTATGGGATTCCAATAAATTTGCTGCATTACAGATAGGAGGAACTAGTACAGACTTGTTTTTTAGAGGAAAACATGATGGTACTAATAAGATAACGTCTGCATGGCATAGATTATTACATACTGAAAACTATGCGTCTATTGCTGACGGACGCTACGTAAAGAAAGCAGGTGACATCATGACAGGGGATTTGACGATGAACAATACCAAAGGATTCAATATCGGATGGTCAACTAGAGTGGTTAAGACTTCGGGTGTTTGGATTCACGGTGGTGGTGATACAGCTTCTTCAACCGATGCGAACTTACGTTTTGCATCATGGTATGGAATTGGTTGGTATCCTACGATAGATTCTACCAGCGGTGTAAGACAAGGAAACAATGCCATGTGGCTGAATGTAAGAACAGGGGTATTAGATGTACACAGCAACATTACTTCCCATAATGGTTATCTTGCTGCAAACTGGGATTCGGCTAGACGGTTGGTATTGGGCAGTGGAAGTTCCTATGCTTATATTGATTCAAGAAATTCAAGCAATAATGTATTATGTAATATCGTACTGCAAGATAACAAGGTTGTAATAGGTAATCATGCTGAATCGAGCAGGTTCGTGTCCGTAGTAGGCACAGGCACAGCACCTTACCAATGTTCTTCTACTACATTGAATACCAATTTAAATGCGGACATGTTGGATAATTGGCATATAATGGATATACCTAGAAATTATAATTCCACCGCTACTTATTCATTACAGTTCGCTCTTGGTGGTACTGATAATGGTTGGAAAAAGATATTCGCTTGTTCTGAATCGGGAGCCGGACCATATAGGTCAGTAACGGTTTGGGGAAGGATATGGTACGCCTATGGAAATCATGCACAGGATGAAGTCAGAAGTTATCACTTCTGCGCCATCTTCCAAATGAGAAGTGCCCCTTCTGCTTCTGACAGCAATGTAGGAAATGTTTCAAACTCGGCACGCCTTTATCTTCCTACATTTGCAAAAGGAATGGATAATATTCGCCTTGTACGTGTAGGGACAAACAATTTTGAATTGCAGGTGCGTCAGATTGGTTCATACCACAATGGGCACATACAATACCAATATTGGGCTAACGGTGCTAACGTTTCCGCATGGAGAGGACTGCAATCCACATCCAATACGTCTGTGGCTGTATCGGCTGGAGGTGCTTCAACATTGGCTGACAGTAGGGCTTCTAGTGCGGATGTGTGGACTTCTGCTAGAACGTTCTATATACAAGACTATAACGCTGCCCATACGGGTGCTGGTATTAGTGTAAACGGCTCTTCAAATGTATATTTAAAACTCCCATCTTCCATCCAATGCTCCGATTGGTTCAGAAGTACAGGAAATTCAGGGTGGTATCATCAGAATTATGGTGGCGGAATATATATGGAAGATAGTAATTTCATACGTAATTTTGGTAGTAAAAGACTGCTTATTCAGACAGACACCTATGACACTATCCGGTTGGTAAGAACTAGCGGCTCTGGAGGTTCATCCATAGCCTTTTATAATGGTGGGGGAACTTTTAGGGGTCAATTAGGTGTGAACGCATCTAGCTGGTTTACGTTTGATACTGGTACTGCTACGGCTAATCAAAATGTGGTTGAAATATCCCCAGCAGGAGGAATCCATTCAAAGGCAGAGATAACAGCTAAGGCGAGCGGTTCTGATATTAGACTAAAGAAGGATATTCAGAATTACAACGCCATGAATATCATAAACAGGTTCAGGTCTGTAAAATACCACTGGAATGATATTGCCAAGGCTAATTCAGAGGTGTACAATAATGACTATGACCAGTTCGGTCTGATAGCACAAGACCTTATAGCAGGAGGATTTGAACAATGGGTAAGGGATGTGTTCCATGATTACTATACGGTTACTTATGAAAGACTTATCCCTGTTGTGTGGAAAGGCTTGCAGGAAGTTGACGATGAAGTTACAAGATTAAAGAAAAGAGTAAGAGAATTGGAAAAGAGATTAGGAATTAATTAGTATATTTGCGATATGGAAGAAAATAATAAAAAAGTTGACATTTACATTGAAGGTAATGTGAAATGTAATAAATGGGCAAGTGGAATAATATATACCATGAGCGAAAAAGATGGATGGGATTTTAGTAATGCTATTGTTATCAAAGGTGACATTTGTTGTGATATCCTTAACTGTCATGGAAAGACTGTGCTTGTTTCGGGATATGTTACCGTAAAAGAACAGGAGGAAAAGTAACATGGGTCACTCTAATGGAAAGATTACAGCCCCGATAAACCTTGCTGGTGACGTTTACGCCACCCTTGGTATCGGTCCTACTAGTGATGGTTATGAGTTAGGGTATGCTTGTGCAAACACCCACGGGAAAATAAACCCGTGGGCACGGTACAAACCTGTACGTTACGAAAGCCTTGCACCTGGACCAAATGAAAAATGGTGGCAAGGATGGGATGGGAACTGTGGTGTCAAACCTTTTCAAATGGCAGGATACTGGGATGCGCCAAAACACGCAGATGGAAGCATGAACGGATGGGAATATACAGCACCGACAGGTGGTAGGTTCCCATGTCGTCTTACCGACTTTAACGGATACAACCATCTTGCCAGTCCACCGATAAGTAGATTCTCCTGCCCGGATACTGCTACCAATCAGTTTACAAGTAGTAATTTTGTCTGTTCTGCGGCTATAATGATGCCATCGGAGGGGCATGATACTGATTTTCTTAACATGGGTGACTTTGCCGAGATAGCTGATTGCTATTTCGGTGTCTATGTTAAGCACAAGACCAGTCAGATGTCTAGGCGTGTTACTGCCGACAAGAAGATAGGAACAGGATACGCTACGGTTACTGTAAACTCGTGGGGTATGACTGCTGGTGATTGGGAAGTTTATCCTTTCCTTAGTACAGCTATATTGAAGCAGGATGATCCCGATATTGCTCATATAGCATATTCCGTACCAATGGTAAGTAAAAGAGATATAGAGATAGTTGGTTCTTACGTAAGCATAACAATACTTGGTGGAGTGATGCCATCCGTTATGGGATATATTGAAGTTACCGTAAGAGTAAGAAACGGTTCGAGTAGCCTTATTTCTTTCCGTAATAATAGTTGTATGTCTAGGTTTGCAAGTAAGAAATTTGAAGATCCTATGGTTATAGGTGAATCAAGAGAAAAAATAGAGGATTTTTCAGTATCCGCCAATTCCAGCATTGACAAGAAGGTGAGAATATTAATATCATCGGAACTGATTAATGCAGGAACTGCAAGGGTATGGGTAAGCCTTAACAGTGCTGCATATAAGGGAAGTACATTGCTTCTTTCTATGGGTCCAGGGTTATAAACACAATCCTCCCCCTTGCCGTTTATCAGTAAGGGGGAGTGTTTATCCGTTACTTTCCCACGATTATATTGAATGATTCAACCATTTCATGGAGCACTCCGTCTATTATTATTCCATTCAATCTCCTTTCGTTCCAAAATAAATAGCACCAAGTATGACAAATGAGCATCCGCAAAGGAATGCAAATATATGACTAACTATCGGGTTCATTTTATTCCTTTCATTCCTTTCAAAATATGACTAATAACATCTACTGTCCATCCGTTTCCTAACAGCCCCATGCCTATATGTGGCTGTACCGACTTGGTATATCCTTCGGGAACGGTCTGTAATCTTTCCGCTTCCGTAATATTTGGCGTTCTGAAACCTTTTTCGGGATTACAGTCGGGTGAGTTGAATATCAACGGTGTAAGTGATTTTTTATATCTTCTTAACAACGATTCGGGGTTCTTGGCAAACCTGTTCCATGATTCAAGCATACACCATGATTTGTTTTTCTCCACATACCCGTCCGTAATGATGTCCTTGAACAATATTCCCTTGTCCTTCCATGCAGGTATTTCCCAATTGCACCAGTAGTATCTTGCTCTCATTTGCGCGGAGAAATCGGAACTGTTGATATACACATAGTTTACTCCAAGATGTGACGAAATCAAATCAGCCCAATCGGATTTCATCTTCACGTTTTCAAGCAGGAATTTTATATTATGATTGGATTGTCTGATACGGTTCAATATGTTGACATATTCAAAGAATAATCCCGAACGCTCCCCATCAAAGTTCAGTTTTTCCTTCCCTAACTGTGAAAAGTCTTGGCATGGTGTTCCGCCAATCAGTAAATCAATATCTTTCCACTGTATATCCCATTTATTCCAGTTCCTAATATCCCCTAATTCAATTATATCGGGATAATTATCCAGTGCAACTTTGATAGACGGTTCGTTGATTTCGCTTGCGTAATACTTGTCTACCTTTATGCCTGCTCTTTCTAGTGCAATACGTCCACAAGCTATCCCGTCACATAAACTTAGTACATTCATAGATATGTTTTTTTTTAATTTTCAGCAAATATACGACATAAATCCATATGCAACCAATACGTTTAACTATTTTTTAATTATCTTTGCGATAGTAGATAAAATTCATAATATGCAGTTTTCTATAGTACCAAAAATAGATGCCGAGATTATGTTTTCGGAAGATGATCTGTCCGTTTTCAGACGATCGACAGACGGTCTGTATTATATGATCCATACCGAGAAGGTTATGGAAGTGATGCCTATGACGTTACCTGAGGACGGAACGGAACACCCTTTCCCTTACGATACATACGACACAGGCACAAGAGAGTTTGAGAAGCTGCTTTTATCTGATGAGTGGGTTAAAACGGACGTGATATGAGAAAGATAGGTTTTTTTAACATAGGAAAACTTGGGCTTGTCAAATCGGCAGGTACAGGAAAGACCGATATAAACAAGGTGATAGAAAAATGGATACCAAAACACATGGTGTTCTGGTACGATATGTCAAAGCCTGTGGATACATACAGCCAAAACTTTAATGATTGGAGATCACATCCATCTGTAAATGCTGATATAATTATAACAAGCACCTCATTTGTCATAACTAGATTTGCTACACTGAACGATACAGTAAAATGCTACATTCCTGACCAAACAAAAAATTTCCCAGGAATGAAAGTGGAAGTGAAAGGTATAGTTGACGGGCAGGAATTATACTGGGGATATAGTGCTGATGTAAAATTAGTCAATATCACATCAGACGGAACCTATGATATTCCGCCATTAGAAACTGTAAATGGTAATCTGTCATTCAGAAACGGCAACATAGTTGGTGCTTGTAACATTACCATTACCCAGCTACCGTCAGGACAATCCGTTCCCACAAACGAAATACTAAAAGCCAATCCATACTTGCAGGATTTCAGTGGAAACAACAGACCGCTGAAACTTAACAATTTCCTGTTCGCTGCAATGAGCGGTGTGGGTGGGTATGAATATAACTATCTTGACAGTGCATTATTTATTACCTATTTAAGTGGCGTAAGAGGTGATGGAACTATAACAGACAATACTATTACTATAAATAATGTAAAAGTAAGTAGTGGAGTAATAGAAACTAGAGTTAATTCTCCGTCCAAAAAATACAAAGTAAGAGTAACAGGTATCACATCTAATGAAACATTGAGATATGTAGTATATGGAGATACATCATTAGGTGAATTGGCAACGATTATATTTGATATGAAAAAGGATGGAGAGTACGAATTACCTGCTTCCACATATTCCGCTACATATAATATGAAATGGCAAGTTATAGCAGCTTCCTATCCTCATACCTGTAATATCACAATTGAGCAAATCCCATCCTATCCCAACGCCCTAGTGACAGACGGAGTGGATGATTACGGTGTTGTGGGGAACTTGCAGCAGGGCGTTAAGGTGTTGTTTATAACTATCAATCCGTTCATTGATGGAAAGTTTATCTATGACCAAAGACTGACTACTACTGAACCTTGGCTGTTTGCCGTATTCAATGACAAAGGTAGTATTGCTTATAATAGTAGGAACTCAAACGGCAAGACCTATATTGATGGAACACTGAATGAATCTACAATAGTTTCCGCTTTGTTAAACAAAAAGCAAATAATCACCATAGTAAACAATGATGTGACAGGTGATAAAACTAAAACTCCTGTATTCTTTAGCAATACTGACCATGATAGCGGATGGATTAGTTCAGCTTTCTACAACTCCATCGGTTTCGATTCCGTTCCCACCAAACAGAATGACGGATTCACCGAGCAGGATTTGATTGATTACTATATACCGAAGGCTATCGTAACGATAACGGTGGTGGACGTATCCGGCTCACCCATACAGGATGCAACGGTCACGGTGGGAGGCGTACAGTACAAAACATTGTCTGACGGTACAGTAAAAGTACGGGGTATGGTAAATGGCACGATGTCGCTGTCTGTAAAGAAAGACGGGTATATGCCGTTTTCTGACAATTCATGGAAGCTTGCTGATTCAAGGATAACGCTAGAGGTTCTTCGGAATACCGTAATCACTGAAAATGGATACAGCATATTGCTTGAAAACGATGGTTTAATATTAACGGAATAATATAATGGAAGATAATCTTAAAATTTCACAGATGCCTCCCGTTGAAACCGCTACGGGAGAAGAGATGATACCATGTGTGACGGGAAGCCCTAAACAGAACAAATCCGTCACGGTGTCCAAGATAAGACAGGGCATGGTAAAGGACGAAAACTATGTGCATACCGACAATAACTTTACTACCCAGTTGAAAGATAAACTTGACGGGATAGAGAAAGGCGCACAGAAGAATACCGTCATAGGTGTGAAAGGTAATGCCGAACAGTCTTACAGGACGGGCAATGTCAATATAACGAAAGACAATATAGGTCTGTCAAATGTGGACAATACGTCCGATGCCGAAAAGCCCGTATCCACCGCACAGAGATCAGCCCTTGACAAGAAAGTGGACAAGGTGGACGGTAAGGCGTTATCCACAAACGACTTTACCAATGACTACAAAACGCTTCTCGAACAGATAAAGATGCAGCAGGGTAATATGTATGGAGTGGAGATGAGAAGAGGACAGATAGACCCTGTATTTCAGACATGGATAGGAAAGGAAGAGTTCAAGTCATCACATCCTATCCTCAACTCTTTCCGTGTGGCAAAGGTAAAGGACGGTAAGGTGGTCGGATTTCTTGACCAGACCAATTTCTTCAAAATGGCTGATGGTAGCCCGTCAAATATTGTAATAACTAGTTTTTCAACTTATGCGCCCGAAATAGAAGGGCAAGTAGAAGATGATGGAAGCGATATTATGCTTGTAAATACCAAATCTTTCTGGGTAATTAACGGAGGAACGGATGATACGTATGAAAGAAGGCTTGTCGGTGATGCTCCATTTACATACGGTGGCGATACGGCCATAGAGATAAAACCGTTCGGAATGAGTATCGGTTATTCTACAATAAAGGAAGGAAAGCAGAGATCTATTATAGACTATACAATACAGGGTTCAGCGTCAGCAGGAAATCTAGGTGTAAACATAATGGAAGGAAACGGGTGGCCTACAACAAGTGAATCACGTTTTGATTTTGAGAAGTATGCTAGAAACAAAAATGGAGATACGACAAAGAACTATCCTTACGCCAATGCGTTCGCCCTTGACCTTGAAGTATGGTGCACGCTTCTGTTCATTAAGTTCAGGACAAAAGACCTGCACTCACAGTCTGTTTGCGGAAAAGGAATATCATCCAACGATTCAGCCCCCGATGCGTCAAGCTGGGGAAAAATGACAGGCGTCAGGTTCAAGAAGGCGGACGGTCAGACCTATGTGTATTACAAGTTGAACGGGCAAGGATTTAAAGCATCAGAAACAGGAACTGCTTACAATTTTTCACAACTCATAAACAACTACCGTCCTTGCATGAAGATGTTTGAAGCACAGCTTGCCATGTCATACGCAAAGGAACACAATGTCTCTCCCGACACCGAGTTTGAATATGAAAGCACAAAATACAAATACTACAACTTCCAAGGTCATAACGGATTGGCTGACGGGGAGATGTCGGGTATCGTAGCCAAGTTTGTCACTGCAACTGTTACCAGCGGATGGAGTATCCCGGATAATGCGGCAGTGACAGACCGTGAAATAGAAATATGCTTCACGCAACCTATCATTCGCGGACGTATTGCCGGTTGGGGAGATATATGGATGTGGTACAGTGGGATAGATTGTGTCATGCACGATTCTACGTCCATAGATATTTATCAGACCTATGACGTAAACAATCTGACTACAGACAATGTAGCCGCAGATAAGAATCCAGGGGAATCTTATGGATTTGAGAATACGTATGATTTTGTCGGTTCTATGGCTAGAGGTGAAGGATACATAACGAAGAACTTTGAGAACTCGCTCATTGGAGAGGTCAAGGGAAGCAATCTTCACACGGGGGAATGTCATTACAACTGGTTTACGGGAAATGCAGGTTCGGGTAAGATTGGAAGGCGTGGTGTTTTCTTTGGTGGTGGGTCGCACTACGACCGTTGTTCTCTGCGGTTTGGTCATTTGTACCATGTTCCTTCGAGCGCGGGCACGAACATCGGTGGCGGCTTTCGTTGTACAATAACCCAACCCTAATTTTTCACGAAGTGAAAAATCCCCCTCCCAAAACTTGCAAAATATATTAATAATGTTTAAGTTTGCATAATTAAAAATCTAACCAAATGCGTCAGCAAAGTTAAATAAGTCTGTCAAAGGCGGTTAGTTGAAAAAAGGCGGTCTGTAGAATGGTGGTGTTTACTTTGGTGGTAAGTCGAACAACGACAATTGTTCTCTGCGGAATGGTAATTTGAACCATGATCCTTCGAACGCGAACACGAACATCGGTGGCAGCTAACGTGCTAAAAAAATTACTGCTATACAGAAGCCTCGTCAGGAAGATGAAAAATGTCAAGACAACCCATTGTTTGAGGATGGGAACTTATTAGTACATTTACAGTTGTAGGTATATGGAAAGTTAGTTATCTTTGGCTCAACGGACAAAGAAAAGCACGTAAGATGAAAAGATTGAATAATATTTTTGAAACGATAGGCAGTATGGATAATATTATCTCTGCTGCTGAAAAGGCAAAGAAAGGAAAGAGAAATCACAGGGGTGTGAGGGATTATGAGAAACATAAGGATGAATATCATCAGAATGTTTATCAGATGCTCAAAGACAAATCATACCATGTAAGCAAGTATGAGGTGATAGAGAAAGTGACTGATGCAGGAAAGGTAAGGGAGATACACAAACTCCCGTTTTATCCGGACAGGATTATCCAGCACAGCCTTTTGATACCCATGATGGACAGATGGACAAAAAGCCTTACACTTGATTCATATAACTGTCTGCCCAAAAGGGGTATTACAAGTAAGGTTAAAAAGCACTCCCTTGTGAGAAAGATGAAACGGACATTGCTTGAAATGGACAAAAACGGAAAAATATACGTTTTGAAAATGGATATTAAGAAGTTTTATCCGTCCGTAAGACACAGCGTTTACAAGAAGGCATATAGCAAAGACTTGAAAGACAGGGATGCGTTATGGCTTATGAATACGCTTAATTACAGCAACAAAGGTCTGGCTATTGGCAATCCTGACGCTCAGATAGGAAGCCATTTGGTATTAAGGTCTTTGGATCATGTTATAAAGGAGCAGTTCAAAGTAAAGCATTATTTCAGATTTGCCGATGATATGGTGATATTATCCCACGACAAGAAACAGTTGCATGAATGGCTGTGGAGGATAAGAAATTACCTGTGGTATGAAAAGAAACTGGAGATGAAGAAAAATTACAGGATATTCCCCGTTTCAGAAGGAATAGATTTCGGTGGATTCGTCTTTACTCCCGGTCATACCAAAATAAGAAAGAGAATAAAGAAAAACTTTGCGTCAAAACGTAATAACCCAAAATCAATTACGAGTTATATGGGTATGTTGATGCACTGTGATTCTAAAAACTTAATTAATAAAGTTTTAGTTAATAATAATAGCCACATGACAAAGATTAGTGACTTAAATATAAGAGTGTCAAGAAAGTTTGACGGAAAGGATGTAAAGATAGACAAACTTGTCGATGAGCATATAGACATTCTTGATTTTGATGTAAGACCATCTACAAAGAAGGACAATAGTACATGGGTAAGAATGCAGATACTGTTCAAAGGAGAAAAATGCTTTATGAAAGGCGGATACGAAGCGTTAGGAACATTTCTTTCCCAAGTAGACAAAAGCCTTTTACCATTGGAGGATGTTGTCATAAAATTCAATAGGGGCTATTATTTTGACGGAACATTAGATGTTTAAAATATGGAAAGAGGTTTGATTTTTGACGAGAAGCCTGCCTTTATCTTTGATTTAGGCACTGGATATAGCAATGTTCATTTAAACATTGAACAAGTTGACGAACCCGAAACGGACGATATGGGAAATATTGTACAGGAAAAGTTCGTCAAAAAGTGGAAAGCCGATGTACAGCGTGTAAAGAACCCTGTATCATACGACAAAACGGTAGATGCCGCCATAAAGGATGAATTTCCCAACGGTGAGGAAGAAGCGGCTCTCAGAAAAGGTATTTTAAACAAACTTGATGCAGATTATGTAAAGCTGAACGAGTTTGCCGAAAGTGTTAAACAATCTTACTTAAAAGGATATGGAGAGCAATGACAAACAACAGATAGGTGGATATTTCTCCACCAAAAACGCTTCAAAAGATGAAGCGTTAAAAGGTATAGTAGCTGCAAGAATATCAGCATCCGAAGATGTTACCGATAAGGAGTACACAGTATTGTCAAACTTGATAAGGGTAGCCACATCAGAAGGATGCCGTATCTCATTGGTACAGGAAACAAAAAGCAGGTCAAGCAGGATAGCACCAACAGGAATGCTTCTTCCAGCAGGAACAGTGGAATATTTTTCAGTTACACCGGGAAGCAAAGTAAATATTACAGGAACAGCGAATATTTCATCTATTGAGTAGGACATGGGCATGAATTATAACACTATATTAGCTTCCTTACTTGACGGGATATCTCTAGCATTGAAAAGCGGAAACTCGAATGTTGATGCGGAACAGTTCAACTTCCTTACTGACGCAATAAACAGATCAACTATCATACCGTCTTATTTTGATAGAGAAAATGCCATAAAATATCTCGATGTAAGCGATACAGAATTTGCAAGGCTTACACAAAGGCACTAAGTTTCATCCCGTACAACCGTTATTATCTCCCGTGAGAGTACAAGGAATGACAAAACCCGTTTATTTGAAAGAAACATTGGATGCTCTTAAAAATAACGGGCTTATACGTCCAAAGAAGTCAAGGGGCAAATACAAGACTAAAAGCTAGGGAAATTATACAACCTCATACGCATACATTGTAACACAATCATCTTTATTCTCCATATTAACCGCTTGGAAAATGTTTTCTTCATTATCCAAAGCGGTTATTTTATATGTTCCGTTCGTCAGATCAACAGTGTCACCTAATTTTATATAAGCGTACTTGTTTCCACTAGGTATTAAATACGTAATCTTTATTGGATTATTATTCCATTTTTTTAATTCTTTCATCTTCAATTCCTCTATTTTAAAATTATTGCGCTAATATACGAATAGGAAAAACAACACACAAGCAAATAACTTATTTTAACAACTTTAAACTATCTGAAACACAATAGGTTATACTGCGAAATTTTTATTTTTGTTTAGGCAATCCATGTTGTAAATTTACACTCGTAAAGATGAGTGCACAGTCTTTACGGGAGTTATAATACACACACATTAAATTACAATATTATGGGTTCAGACAAAATTTTTATGTTCGACAATCCTGCCGCTGGAGAAAGCGCAGGTATTATGTCAATGATTCCTGCACTGTTGCAGAATAAAGGATTAGACCCCAATATGGTTGCCGCTCTTATGAGCAATAAAAACAATCAAGACGCTTGGGGTGGTGCTGGTTGTTGGTGGATCTGGATTATCCTGCTCTTCTTCCTGTGGGGTGGTAACGGATTCGGTAACGGGTTTGGCAATGGAGCAAACGGAATCCCTGCTCAATTGAACAATGAAGCAGGACGTGAATTGTTGATGAACGCTATTCAAGGAAACGGAACAGCTATCAATCAGTTGGCTAGTTCTTTGAACTGCTCTACTCAACAGTTGCAGAATGCTATCTGCCAAATTCAAGGACAGATTCAGCAAGTTGGTAACCAAGTAGGTCTTTCCTCTCAACAGATCATCAACTCAATTCAGTCCAATAGTGCAGCTATCGGTTCTCAGCTTGCTTCTTGCTGCTGCGATATCCGTACAGCTATTGAACGTCAAGGATGTGATAGCCGTTTGGCTACTGTAGAGCAGACCAATACTTTGACAAGCAATGCAAACACTCAGTTTAACATTCTTGGCGCAAAGATAGACGCTCAAACAGCTATCATCAATGATAAATTCTGTCAGCTTGAAATGCGTGAAATGCAAAACAAGATAGATGCACTTAGACAGGAAAACAGCAATTTGGCTCTGGCTGCTTCTCAACAGGCTCAGACTGCAAATATAGTTGGACAACTTAAGGCTCCGTGCCCGGTTCCAGCATATTTTGTGCCTAACCCAAATTGTTGCTATGGAGGTTATCCGTTCATGGCTGGTTTTGGTGCAGGTTATGCTGCTGGTGACAACTGTGGTTGCAATTGCTAAAGTTTAGTTAAGAGTTTTTGATTTGTATATAAATTACAGGTCAGAAACTCTTATCCCGATGCAAAATAATAAAATTCTAAAGAAAGGGAAAAGTTATGAGTTATTTTTTTAATCCTTATATGATAGGATATAATGCTAACCGTTTCAGAGGGGTACATAGACTTGACTTTGGAGGAATACCGTTTGTTCGGACATCTTCTGTAACAACAGACACGACAAATTCAGAGGTTATCTATGGTATTAACCCGTGTCTGTTCAGACGATTGCCAAATCAAGGTATTTTGCTATTAAGCGTAAATCATGTTCCTGCTGCCGGATCTGACGGGTATCTTGTTTCTGTGGCTACCACACTGACAAATACCACATCAACATCCACAAGCAAGGTTCCTTTGGTGAACGGTTCGGGAGATCAGATTCCGTCTAGTGAAATTTCACAAGGCAATAAATACTTTGTCTATTACGACAAATGTAATGGGATATTTCAAGTAGTTAATCATATCGTTGCACCTGCTACTGCCGCACAGGCTAGAAGCACTGTAAAATGATATTAAAAAGTTAGAATAAGTATGTTTCAATCAATACGACAAGGACAGCAGTTCTTCATATTGCATAAAGGGGAAAACCCAAGATGTGATGTGGGCACTGTGGTAAGTGTTTCAAATCCTGTTCCTAAATATCAGAACGGATATACAGCATATCCTCTTCCGCAAAATGAAATGGTTGTGGATGTGAAAGTTAAGGTTGGAGATGATACTCTTGATTTTCAAAAGTTGCCAGCCAATCTTAGTATAGCAGACTTTTCCCAAGTAGGCGGAAATGTGGTTGTATCGGAAAGCAAGGATGCCATCAATGCAGAGATAGAAGCAATGAAAATAAGTAGTGTAAGGGTTGTGGAATCTGTGGAATACCATCAGAAAGTAATCAAAAGCTGCGATGAGATGCTTACAGCATTGAATCCTGCATTTGCCGAGAAGGCGCAGCAGGACAAGGAGATGAAGGAACTTAAAGGTGAATTGTCACAGATAAAGGATATACTTGCACAACTTGCTGCTTCTGGTATCAAATTGCCTGACGTGCAACATACAAACAATAATAATAACAACAATAAAAAATAAACACTATGGGTTGGAAAGTATATGGAATGGGCCGTAGCTTTGAAGGTGAAGATATGGACCGGGAATTAGAAAAAGCGTATAAAGAAGGTTATCGTGACGCTATGGAAGAAATGGAAGATCGCTATGGTGAACGTGGCGGACGTGGCGGACGAAGTGGAGGCGGTTATGGCGAAAGAATGTGGGATGATGATGATGAGTACGGAGAAAGACGCGGAGTCAAAGGTACTGGTCCTTACGCCAGACGTAGACGCTAATTAAATTGGTTTAAGCCCGTAGTGGTTTGCTACGGGCTATCTTTTTAAAAACAAAAGCTATGGAAAGAACGAGATTAGATGTATATGAGAAACTTCCTTCGGGAATGGAAAAATATCTTGCGGAACACGGATGGAACTTCTCTAAGAAATTATGTGAATATGCCGTTTCCAAAATGAAAGACAGGAACGGAAACAAAATACACCCGTATGACAAGGATCAAGTGGAAACATTAATGAAGCAATTCAATGTTGAGTTGAAGAATGATGTGGAATACAACAAGGTTTATGTATTGAATATGGTACGTGCCGACTATATGGGTTCATCCATAGTCAATGAGCAATATGCCTGTATGTTTGTAAAAGACTATCTTGACGATGTTGACGGAAGCCCTACCCGTGCTCTTGACGAGTATTACGCAAAGTGTATAGCCTGTGGAACACCTTTCTCTTGGGAGGATTATATCTGATTGCTATGGTACGACAAAGACTATACATTGAGGAATATGACTGGACGGTTGATGTGTTCTATTCTGTGGATAAATACTCTTATTTAAGAGCGATATACAGGCTGGAATATATTGGCTGTCCTTTTCATTTGCTGAACAGGATAACGGATAAGATAAAGACTGAAAAATACAATTACGGTGTAACGTATTCAAACAATAAGTGCACTGTAATCATTATCAGTCACAGTACGTCTGATGAAGAATTTATGAATACACTGGAGCATGAAAAACAACACATGATTGGTCATATAATTGATCATTATGGCATAAAGCCTTCATCAGAAGAAGCCGGATACCTTGCAGGATATGTAGGTGCTTTATTTACAAAACCTATAAAAGACGAGATTTGCGATTGTTGTAAGAAAAAACTAAAATAAATCATTATGAAAAAGATTTTTATGGCTATGATTAGCGGAAAAAGCAAAGAAGAGGTGTATGATATGCTTAACGATTCGGAAAAGGAAATCCTGTTCGGTATTGCTCAAAGCATGGGTATGTCACGGGTGGAAAGAAGGAAAATGAAAAGAAAATACGAAAAGAGAAGATAGGCTAATTACTGTTAGCTTATAATTATAAAATCCTATAAAAAGGTAGAAGTATATTTTATAAGTATGATCTTTTTCTTACCTTTGTATACATGAGGAAATGAAGTAATACAAGATCTTGGGAGTGGCATTAATTCTACAAGAAAGGATTGACAAAACTTCTGAATCTCATCCTTAAAGGACAAGTGAGAAGATTGGTATTAACGTATAAAGTAACAAAAACAATAAATTATTATAAGATGTAAACAAGGCAGTAGCCGAAAATTTGAATAGTAAAGAATGATAACCATA